TCGGGCGGACCGCGATCGGGGTTGAGCAACGTCGCGACCTTCCACATCATGGCCGCGCGGAGGTTCAAGAAGCCGAGTGTCGGGCACTTGGGGTCACGACAGTTGGCCGCATTGGAGACGATAATGGGTATGATATCCGGCACGTTTAAAAGTTTCGCGGAATCGATCAAAGATGCCCCGATTCCGATACCGTCCACATTCACGGGGATGCCGACCACCCCACCGCCGGCCTTCCGGATCATGTCGAGCATGTCCTTGCCCTCCCTCATGGCCTTCCCCGGCGCACGGAGAAGTTCGCCGATTACCGCCCCGTCCTCGGGCTTGGGCGCGCCGTAGCGAGGTGCCACCACCGCCTTGTCACTTCCGCCGCGTGAGGGGTCCGCGCCCAATGCCCGCAGCGGCCCGCGATTCTTGTAGCGTTCCGCCCACCGCTCGTTCGCCAGCTCCACCCACCGCGTGGGAATGAGTTGCCACCGGCCGTCCTGCTTCGACGCGCCAAAGTCGCCTTCGAGGTAGATCGATCGCAGCGGCTCGGGGAGGGTGGCCAGCGTGTTGTGGTAGCCCTGCGCGATGAGCAGGTCGAGCATGTCGCCGGGGATGAATGATCGACTGCGGGGGACGTGGGGCTTGCCCTTGAAGATGACGGGGGTGGCGTCCGCGAACTCCTCTTCCTTGTCACCGATGGTCGTGTACCAGCGCAGTTCGCCCGGACCCGCCCGGTTGCCCGCGTGCGGGTCGAGCCACGCGCGCCAGCGGCGAATCACCCACTCGCCCTCGGCAGTAGTCGGTGGATTCGACGCGCACACCACGCGGCAGCGCTGGCCGGGAACGGTCGTGCGGTTCCAGGCGTTGATAAACAGGTACTGCGATTCGCTAAAATCGACTACCTCGTCGAAGAACTTTCCGTCGTGCGCACGTCCTTTAAACTTCTGTTTGTCCTTCTCGTTCTCACAGCCGGTCAGTTCAATCGTGCGGCCGGATGCGGTGGTGAGTACACCGCCGTAGCCACTGCCACGCCAGCGGTCACCGGGCCAGAGCAGTTCCTGGATGCGGGAGGTGACTTCCTGGAGTTGGGTGGCTTCACGACGAAGGATGAGTGTTTTACGGTGCGCTGTTAGTCCTAAGCCCAAAAGAAGGTCAGATTTTCCAGCGCCCGCGATGCCGCCATAGAACAGTTCATCCGCTTGGTTGCGATACGCCAGGCTCTGCGGCCCCACGATCGGGAACCACTGGTACGTTTGCCGACAGTGAGCCAGGTACGCTTCCTCCTGCGGCGAGCGCCGCTGCGACACGTCTGGCGGCGAGGAACTCGGCAAACTCAGTGGCAAGCTCAATGGGAAGGCTCCCGGCGGACGGTGGCGGGGGTGTGGTCTCTACATTTTCACTATACCCCCGATGCCGCCCCAGTGTGCGGAGCGCGAACTGAACCGCCCACGACTCGCCCTTCTTGATCGCTGCTAGCAACTTGGATTCCGCCGTGTCGATCAGGGCGCCACGCTCCTGGTGGATGATGCCCGATATTTCCTTACTGACCTTAGACCGTTCGTATATCGTGTTAGAGTCGCATCCAACCCTCTTCGCAGCCAGAAACACCATACCGCCCGTCTTTTTCAAAGCGGCGATTATTTCCTTGTCAGAATATTTGCGCGGACGGGCCATTATGTCTAACGCTGCCTGTGATGGGTATCCCAAGAATTTCCCACGATTTATGATACTTTGGCACAGGGGAACCTGCGAGATAGGGGTATGGAGTTTCCATACCCCTATCTCGCTTTTACAGGTCGTTGAATTCTGGCAAAGGAAAATGCTTCTGGATGTAGCGCCGGAAGCACATGTCCACATCGGAAACGCGGTACGCTGGCCCTGGATATTGCGTCGGAGTCGTCCCCCTGAGTCGGTGAATTGCCTTGCGGAACACGTCCGACTTGTGTTCCGCTTTGGTCCGCTCCCGCTTCCAGCGTTGCCACCGGCGGCGCAGAAGCAGCGCGTGCCTCGGATATCCGCCTTCCTCGATCCAATCCGCGAACACCAGCGCCGTATCGAACTCGCCCGCGTGGATCGCACGAACAAAAGTCATTGCCTCTTTCACGCTCAACTTCGGTTCCCGACTCATTTCCTTCATGGCTAAACCAGTCATCGCTCACCTCGCTTGAGATTTCCGGCCCAATGTACTTTACGCACGCCGCTTCGCCATCGTTTAACGATGTGCAGCCGGGACACGAACCAGGTGTCCCGGCTGCGGGGAAGTGCAACGGGAAGTGCTGGGAGACGTGGTTCAGCTCACTGCGATTCCTCCGGGGTTGCTTCGGGTTTCTCCCGCGCCTCGCCTGCCTGCTCGACATAAGCGGCCCTCGCCGTGGCAAGCTCCTGTTCGAGCCACACGATGTAGTCGCTCAGTTGTTCAGCATCGGGGTCGCTATTCGACTCCACTTCCAACAGTGGGCCGTTTCGCGCGAACACGTTGATTTCGGGGACCACAAACGGCATCGGTCAGTCTCCTTATGGGTTGCTCTCACTGGGACTCTTCCTTACCGTCGCGGCAGAGGTAAAACCACATCCCGCAGTCGGGGGTTGTTGAGCCGCATTCAGATGCCACAGACACCGGACTTGCAACCGGCCTCAGATTGATCCACGAACTCGACGCCGACCTGATTGACCGCTAACTGATACGGCACCCGGACAAGTGGCTGTCCATCGCGGCAACCGTCAGGGTATGCCGTGATGCCGCGCAGGTGCGGTAGGTGTGTGAGTAGGTTCGCGGCGAAGTTATCCACCGTGTCGTCAGAGTTCGCCGCGGAACCCCAGGCCGGCAAGTTGATCGTGGAGCTAATGCCGTGGTCCACGTGGGTCTGAAGCCACTTCTGGAAGCCAATCCGGCGGTCGACGGATTGCTGATCACACGACAGGCTCATCGCGTCCTCAATGGAGTCAGGGTCGACACCGGAGGTGATGAGCCTTTGCGCGGCGGCGTCCACGACATACTGCGCTTTCCACGTCGAGCCATCCAAGTATCGCCGCTTGAACGCGGTCGCGAAGATCGGCTCAACACCGGAGGTGGTCTCCGCGATGATACTGATCGTGCCCGTGGGCGCGACCGCCCGCGTTGCCACCGGGCGACTGATGGAGAGGCGGTCGGCCAGTCGGTTCGCGAACGCTCCGGACATGGCGTAGGCCCTCAACCATTCCGCCAGCTCGCTACATGGTGCGTAGCGATAGCCACGACACAGGAGCCATTCGTGAATACCCATGAGCCCCAGCCCCAGGCGGCGGTTTCGCTCGCGAATCTGGTACATCGCGGCCAGGGGGAGCTTGCTGTAAATCGTGCCGCAGAGTAAAAACGCGGTGCCCAACTCCACGGCCTCGGTAAACTCCGCGATTGAACGAAATCGTGCCAGGTTCAGGCTACCAAGATTGCACATATCACCATCGTCGCGAGAAGTAACCTCGGTGCAAGCATTGCGGAGGTGCTCACCCTCATTGTCGCCGACGTCCACACTGAAACCCGGTTCACTGGTTTCCACCATCCCGCGCACCGCGGCAGCATAGACAACTCGTGCGGTTGAGTGTTGGCGATGCATCGCATCGCCAAAGGCCGCGAAGAACTCATCGTCCTGGATGAGGGAGAGATTCGTCACGTCCAGGGGTGCGGGGAACGAGAAGTCTTGTCGCTTCCCCTCCCGCACGAGACTTGACCAGTTCTTCGCGGCGATGAATTTCAGGGCGTCGGGGTGGTTCCAGTGGAGACCCGCCCAGATGGCCGAACGGCGACTCCCACCCTGGACGATGTAGCGCCCACACTCGTTGACCATCTTCATGAGGGCCAGCGGTCCAGTCGATTTACCGCCCATACCGCCGACAGCGGAGCCCTCCGGCCGGAGATTCGAATACACAACCCCAATCCCGCCGCCGGTCATGAGGGCATTGGTGCATTTCTGGAGTAGTTCCCCCCAGCCCTCACGGGTGTCTTCCGCGCGGAACAAAAAGCAATTATTCACCTGTGGGAACTTGCGGCCCGCGGCGTAGAGGTATCGGCCACCCGGCATGAACTTCCGTTCGGTGATGAGCCTTTGAATCCGCGTCGTCAATTCCGGCATGTAAGGCGTGACGACACACCGGGCCACGCGCTCAGCGGTCTCGTGCCACTCCTCTTTCCGCCCATTGACGTCGTGGGCATATTTGTTCTGAAAGATCGTGTTGGCAAAAGGCGATAGCGATTCCATTGATGAAAACTCCATTGTGATACGATCTAAGGCTTTGGCTTCACTACTCACGGTGCGGTCCTCCCGCACTCGTTCCAGGCTGCATGAGTCAAAGGAAATAGTTTTTGGAATTCCGCCTCACACTGACGCGCGGCCTGCTCGATTTCCCACAGGGGATAGCTCACGGCTTGTGCGGTCGGTTCGTGCGTCCTCAGCGAGAGGAACGCCATCAGTGAGCGTGGGGGGGTTGCACGTGACCCAGCACGACGAATAGATGCCGACGGGAAGGCAATCGCGGGCAATCCCTGGGTCAATGCCCAAAGCGAGATTCGCAAGGTAGGCATCGTAGGAGACGATGTAAGACCGCTTCAGATTGTCGATGAGTTCGCAGTAGACGTAGTTGTTATCGCAGTGGGTGAACTTCGGTCGCCCTGGCTTCCACCCGTCCACCTTCATCATGGGTCGCTCACGATCAGGCAGGTAGAACACCGGGTCGAGCGTCTTGTAGCGTGCGGATTCCTCGTTGAACGACATACCAAGCCCTGGGTCACCCTCGGTGCCGTACTCGGAGTATGCAAATCCAATCCTGTGGCGATGCCATTCACGCCACACGAAAATCGGGGCGTGAACAAAGAACTGAAGCGCGCCCGCTTCGAAGGGGGTGCCGTGCCGGTGCCGCATCAGGTAGCGGATGATTCCATGCACGTCCTCTGGGTTTTCAATGGCGCGCCGCAACCCATCCTCAGCCGACGTGGAGACCCATGCGGCCATTGCAATTCGGGCGTCGTCTCCCATCTTGTCGATGAGTCTCACGCCCATGTCTGATCGAAATGTACTCATCCCATCACATCCTTTGGGTGAAACAGCGCGTAACCACCACGCGCCCGAAGTTCAAGTACGCTCATCTTCTCCACGGAACCTGGCCGAGCCCGTGTCGGTTCCGCCGGCAGCGGTGCCGTGCCGCGAAAGTTGCCGACGCCGCGCCGTCCATACTTCGACGTCGAGGGATACTGTTCCTTCACGCCGGGACGCCGATAGCAACCCCAACAGAGACCACGATGGGCGGGAGCACGCCTCTGGCCGCAGTGCTTGCAGATGGGCTTTTCGGTCACACTGGCTTCTCCAGCAGTTCGAGTCGGTAACTCGGCACAACGTCGATTCGGGCAGAACAACCCATGTGCCAGAACACCGCCACAAGACCGGTAACGTGGTCGATGGTGAGTACCGTTCGCCAGTCCTCGCTGAACTCCCCGGTCATCTGGCCAGACTTATCCACGAGTCGCAGTCGTACTTTGTCGCCGAGTTTCACAATGAGTCCTCCATGTCGAGCGGAGCCGCTCGATAGTTCCACCGGCTCCACGAGCGGGTGCTGGATGCTGTTGCCCACCTGCGCACAGCGGATGGCTCACTTAGGCGGCAGTTTCTTCTTCAAACTCAAGAACCACTCGTAAAACTCGCGTGTCACCCGGAGGCCCACAAGAGACTCCAGCCAGCCCCTCTGAGGCGGAAGGGTGATGCCAAACATCGCCGCCTGCTGCTTGTTGAACCAGCCATCGCCATTGCGTCCCGCGTTGAGCAGTTCTTTGGTCAACACGATCTCGCCCGCAGCAGAAACGGGTTCTGGTTTCGCTTCTTCCTGCGCGCCATGAAGGACTTCATCCGGGATCGCCAGTGGGGTTGCGAATCGTGCCGCGCTGCCGCGTACCAAACCGGATTCCACTCGGAGCCGGAATGCACCCATTTCGAACACCCACTTCCCGCCGTCGTCAACTCTCTCAACATGCCAGAGTCGCTTTCGCATGACGTGGGGCATCCACTTCGACTCCCCCGGCTGAAGAACCTCGCAGGGGGTTCCCTTATCGATTCGGTAATGCTTGACGGTGCTGGCCATGACTAAACCCCCTGTGTGTCTTCATAACCTTTAGAGACAAGGAACACGGAAGCGCAATGACCCCTTTTTTGGTAGGGGAGCCACCGCGCTTCCGTATCCTCTTCGTCGACTGAGGTATCCGGAGCTTTTCAGTGAACCGGGCTGATACTTCTTTACCGTGTCGCCCGGTTAGCCTGTCGGCCACCCATGCACGCCAACCTCTACGGGGTGCCTTGCCTCCATACCCCTGAACGGTTGGGATCTCCGCCATCGGAGACCGCCCTCTAGCCCTCTGGGGTTTCACGCCCAGTCAGCCGGGAACTAACTCTGACTGCACGGTGGTATTTCGTCGGGGCCGTGCGCCACCGTCCACAATTGCCCGCAAGCCCGGTGTGGATGCCAGAATTTGCCAGTCGGAGGCTATCATCGCAGGGCTAATTCCTCCTCATCTACGGGTTCGCCCACACCGGGCGTCAGGTTCGCGAGCTGTTCTTCCAGTTCCCGCATCCGAATCTTGAGTGCGTCCATTTCGCGCCAGACTCGCACCGCCATGCGTACTGCCTTGTCTGCCTTGTTGCACGCCGGATCTGTCAGTTCGCCCACGATGTGCACCAGTCGTGTCCGAACAGTGTTGGTGCCGTGGTCGAGCATCATCAGGAACAGCAGTCCGCCGAGCGCTCCCAGGTGCTCTTGCGCGCGAGTGGCATTCGCTTGTGCTGCGGCAAGTTCGGTCTCGTCGCCAGCACGCTCGGCGTCTTCCAACCGCGCGAAGGCGTCGCCGAGGTCGTCCCAAGGGAGCGGCGTCATTTCGCGAATCTCCCCCGCTCCCGCGCAATCCACGTCGGACCCACCCCACTCTCCGGCGTCCAGAATGGGCATGTCACCATGTGGCACACCTGCTGAATCTCCGGTGTCGGACCGTAGACTGTCGCCAAGCAAGCCCGGCAACTCTCGCTCTCCAATTCGTCGGCATCCGCCGAAGGTTCGGGTGGCGACTGCGACTCTCGCGGTTGTGGCATCGACTGTTGTTCCGCCAGTTGAGGCGCGTACATCTTGAGCAGTTCCGGTTTGAATTTCTTGACGGCGTCAATCACGTCGGGCGTCTTCTCTGCGCCGGGACCGCAGAGAACAAGTGAGTTACGTGTGTCATCGAACTCAATGGTGAGTCCGCGCTGCTTCAGTTGTTCGACAAGTCGTTTGACGAGACTCATTCGGGCAGAACCTCGGGTTTGCGCCAGCCGTTAGCGGCGATGGCATCGATGATGCGGCTGGCGCGGTCCATCCCTATTCCGTTGGCGTCGATGCCGTGTTTCCGCAGCACGCCCGCCTGCTTGACCGTGCAACGCTTCTTGCCCATTTCGTCAATCACGGCGCCAGCCTGTCGCTTCGAGTAGCGCGACGCTGTCTCCATCGCGACGCCAAGATTCACGAGTAGTCGAAGTTGCGAATCGGTGGCAGTACCACGCTTGGGGCCGGTGTAGTCGCTACCTACCATCTCAGGCGCGTCGTCGTCAAACGGGTTGACTTCGTGCGAACCCCACGCCACATCACGGGCCTTGATGTGCTCGCGCTCCTTCCACTCGCGCTCAAGCAACAGGAGAGCTGCGGCCTGGTCCATCACCTCGCCCACGTCCTTCCGCTCGCGGGTCGCCTCCCCTTTGGCGAGTTCCCGCGTCTCGCAGTCGTAGTTCCCGCCAAGCACGTCGTAGGCGCTCGCGAGCTTGTGTCGCGAGTTGCCGACAAAGTCGAGTACGAGACACTTCGACTTCTCGCTCGTGAGGATTGCCAGTCGCCGATCCTGTGCGTCAGGGATGCCGTCAACGGTCTCCGGGAGCGTGCGTAAGCCCCGCCCAAGCATCTGTGTGTAGAGCGTCAGCGACTTGGTGGGTCGGCCCATCACGACCGCCGCGCAGTTGGGCGCGTCGAAGCCTTCCGTGAGTACCGCGCAGTTGCAGAGGAACTGGACCTTGCCCGCCCCGAAGTCGCGAATGATTTCCTCACGACGCTCGGTTTGCGTGCCGCCGTCCACCGCAACGGCGGCATCCGGTTTGTAGCGGTTCAAGACCGCGGCGAGTTCGTGCGCGTGGCGGACGCTGGCGGTGAAGACGAGTGTTGGGCGGTCGCCAACCTTCGCGAGCGTGGGCACCGCGAGTTTGTGAAGCATTTCCTCCTGAACCATCACCCCTTCGAGTTGCGATTGCGAGAAGTCTGCTTCGCCGAACTCGTTCTTCTTGATTTTCACTCCGTCGAGTTCGAGCGAATCGACAACAACGTATTCCTGTGCGACCGGCACAAGCCAGCCTTCTGTCACGGCGTCGTTGATCGACATTTGATAGGCGACGGATTCAAACATGAGCCCGAGCGCGGTTCCATCGGAGCGGTTGGGCGTCGCGGTGATGCCGACAACCTTGAGGGACGGGTTGACGGTTTGGAAGAACTCGACAACCTTCTTGTAGGTCGCTGCGGTCGAGTGGTGAGCCTCGTCAACAACGATGAGCCCGAAGGGGTGGCGACGGTACTTTTCCAGGCGGCGGTCGCCGTACATCGATTGCACACTGCCGACGATGGAAAGCCCGCCGGACCAAAGCGTATCCATCTCGACAGCTTGGGTTCCCATCTCGACGCCGGGCCGGTAGCCGAGTTCCGCGCCAAGTTTGTCAGCCGCCTGGCTGATGAGTTCCTTGGTGTGTGCCAAGAACAGTGTGTTGCCCTGTTCCCACTCGGAGATGAGTTTCGCGGCATAGACGGTCTTACCCAAGCCCGTTGGGAGAACAACAATGGTCGAGTTGTACTGTTGGAGTTGCCGGCGGGTCGCTTCGAGCGCCGCGACTTGGTACGGACGAAGTTGCTTCATTGAACACCGCCCATAGCTTTTGTGCCGCTGTCAAAGGTGTTCTTCTTGACGCGACCAGTCTTCTTGCAGGTGTCGCAGCCCTGGCCCTTGCAGTACGGGCAGATATGTGCCGGCCGCCCCTGCCACAGAGTCTTCCGTGCGGCTTCGACTTGCGACACAGCGGAATCGATGTGGATAGAGTATGCGAGGGGCGATTCCTTCAGTGCCTTCATCCGCGCTGCGATCTGGTCCACGTCGCGACAGAGGGATTCGACGGTTGCGACGAATTCCGCGCCGGGTTCGGCGGGTGTCGCTTCGGCTTCCGGCTCGGTGGCTTTCGCCTTTGCGATTGCATCCTTCGCGGCTTTCTTCTTGTCTTTCGCCTTTGCGACTTTCTTCCGCTCTGCCCGCGGGAGGTCCGCAACCTGTGCGGCGGTCTTAGCAGACAGGTCGCCTTCCTTCACCGCCGCGAGCAGTTCCGGCGCCTTCTTTTTCACCTTCGCGGCAGCGTCAATTGTCTTCTCGCCGACACCCGTTTCGCTGGAAATCTCAGCCGAAGTGCGGTTCAAAGGGCACTGGTGCCCTTTGATTTTCCGGTTGCCGCCGTGGGGCATCAGGTCTGCTAACTCAACGGCGCTTGCGGCAATCTGGGATGCCGTGAGATTGCGCCGCGTGAGGTCGCGTTGAACCCACTGGATAATCTGTTCCTCGGTCCAATTCACCGTTCGGTAGACAGGCTCGACTCCAGCGACGATGGCAGCAAGTTCGCGCCTGCGCCCGTCGATGATGAGCGTCGTGTCAACCAGTCGCGTAACAGGGCGGTCCTGGTCAAACCCGTCTTCACTCATGTTCGCAACGAGCGCCGCGAATTCGTCATTGTCGAGGTTCCACGGCAGCGCATCAGCGGCGCGGTGGGCCTCGGAGACTTCGTAGTCACGACCAGCGTACTCAATCTTTCGCATCGCGATTCCATCCGTTACTGCGGTAGACGGCAAACTCGCTGTTGATCCGGAGCGCGAGTTCTTCGAGCGAGTCGGCGCGCTGCACAATCGGGAGGTCGTTCACGTTGCCATCTCTCATCAGTGCTCGATTCACGCGAAGAGTGGTTGTTTCGTGCTGCGCATCCGCTTCTCAATCAGGCGGATGTACTCGGGGTTCAGTTCACACCCGAGCGCCCGCCGCCCATGCTCCATCGCAACGGACAATACCGTTCCACTGCCCGCGAACGGGTCGAGGACGACCGCGGGCACCGGCTCGCCCACGTCACACGCGCAGCCCGGTTCCCAGCCCACGGTTTCCGTTGTCGTGATGTGCCGCTCTGGGTCGCGGTTGCCGCAGACTGCGGATTGGGCATGCCCACGGCCTGGGGCGCATGTTGCGGCGACCTTCGTGTCCTTGCCCGGTCGCGTCGCCTTCCGCTCGCTCTTCACCAATCGCACCCAGGGTTCACCGCATGCCGGGCAGACGCCCTTGGCGCTCGTTCCCGCGAGGATGCACGGTTCGATGAGGCGTTTGGGCATCACGGCGAAGTGGGCACCCTTGTAGGCTTTCAGGGTCACGTCGAAGCCGAGTAGTTCCGGGTCGGGATGTTTGCCCGCCAGCATCATGCCCGCGGTGTCGAACCACAGGTCGGACGAGCGGAAGTTGCGGGATTGCAGCGAGTCGGGCGAACCGTTCGCCCGACTCGCGCTTGCCGCTGCTGTTCGCTTTGGCGCGGATTTGTCCTTCGCGCTGTTTGGCAAGAAGTCTTCGCCGGACCAATCCTCACGGGCCACTCGCTTGACCGCCTCCATGTCGAAGAAGTAGTCGCTGCGCTTCGCGAGCAGGAACACCGTCTCGCAGGCGGTTCCGGGGCGGTCGGTCGCGCTTTCTGGCATCGGATTCCGTTTCACCCACGGGCACCACTGCCGCAAGTACCAGCCATCGGCACGCAGCGCAAACGCCACCATCCATGGAATGCCAATGAGGTCTTTGGGCTTCAGGGTTTTGACCGTTAGCCCGTGTCCTTGCGGAATCGCCGGGCACGCTTCTTCGGTAGCCGATTGAAACGAAGTGCTTTTGCCACGATTGCCGTTGTAGGCGTTGTAACTGTCCCCCAGATTCAGCCACAGCGAACCGCTCGGATGCAACACGCGGCACACCTCGCGGAACACGTCCACCATCTTCGCGACGTACTCTTCGGGGGTGTCTTCCAAGCCGATTTGCCCCTCGCAGCCGTAATCCCGCAGCCCGTAGTAGGGCGGGCTCGTCACCGCGACGTGAATACAATCAGCGGGAAGCGTGCGCATGTTGGCGATACAGTCACCTGGGACACACGCCCACGGCCCACTACCGGCCAGAACTTCCGCAACCGTACTCAAGGCGATGCCTCCTCACGCAAATCGAGCGGAATGCTCGATCGAAGCCGGTGCCGTCTCTGCGCCTCACGCATGTAGCACCGCGTACAGACCTGGGGGACCGGTCCGCGCCGCAGGTCCGTCCGGAGCGGCGTGCCACACGTACACGCCGGGACAATCTTCGCGGCCCTCACCGCGACGCGGATCTCATGGACGAGTTTCGCCCGTTGCTCCCAACCGTAGACCCGCTTACACTCGGTCGAGCAGTAGATCGCATCGCGCCGTTTGCCCACGGGGATCGCCTCACGGCATCGCTTGCACCGGACGCGGCGCGGTAGCGATTCGCACGCGCGCCTGAGTGATCTCAGGCGATCAAGGTCCGCATCGGTAGCGAAATCCACAGCCCTCGTCTGGTCATCCATCACATCACTCCTCATCGCTCACTCGCCCAGTTTGCTCCTGCGCCGCAATCGCCCGGTCCAGCGAGGTTCCGCCTTCGAGCAGGGCCGGGAACAGGTCCGGCTGCGTCCACCCCGCGAGCAGGCTTCCCTTGCCCACACCCATTGCTTCAGCGACCCGTCGGCGGATGATTTCCACGTAAGCCGCGTCCTTTTCGATGATGAGGCACCGCCGGCCTTCGTGGAGCGCGGCAATCGCTGTGGTGCCAGAGCCGCCGAAGGGGTCGAGGATCAGACCGCCAGGCGGAACCTTGGCTTGCTTGATGCACCAGCGCATCAGGCCAACCGGCTTCTGTGTCGGGTGCAACTTGTTCCGCTGGGTTGCCATATATTCGCCCGTGTCGCGGAAGCAGTAGACGCCGTACCCGCCCTTCATCCATGCGACCTCGGCGTCTGATAGAAACGTGCCGAACAGATGATCTGGTTTCTTCAGCCACACCAAAGATGTGCCCGTTGGCAGCCGCTGAGAATAGTGATTGGCTCCCCACATCAGGACTTTCGGAAATTTCAGCCACAGCGTTGGGTCGAAAGGCTCGCCGTCCCCTTGTACCGGCTGCCAGTCGCTACGGCCTTCGCCTAACTTACGCTTGCCACGGGTAAACCTCTTGCTGTTGGTGTTCCAATTCATCCCATAAGGCGGGTCGGTAATCACCGCATCGACGCAGCCGACTGGCAGTTGCGGCAGCACGTCCATGCAGTCGCCGCAAATCACCTTCACCGGCTCGTCATCCGTGGGCAGTTCCACGATCATACTCACTTGGCCTCCGCAGGTAACTTGTCTTCAAGTAGGTCGCTATCCCGGTGTGGTTGCATTCGCGCCAGCCAGTCCGCGAGTTTCGCCGCGAGCCGGTGTACATCCCCGTTGGATAGCGCCATCATCTTGCCCTCGATAACCTGCGTACATCGCTCAAATGCGAGTTGGACGGCGTCGAGAACCACTGATTCGAGCTTTCCCGTGACGGGATCTCGGGACACGCGGACGTCTTTGCGCTTGACGTCTTTTTTCATGCGGCACCTGTCGAGCATTCCGCTCGATCTTTCGCGAAATGTGCCGTCAACTCGCCGATACTCGTAAACACCGGAATGCCATGCTCCCGAGCGCATTCCGTTTCGAGGTCGGCACCGGTTGACTCGCCGGGGAGACGTAATAACGCGTCGGCGGATACAACCCACGAAAAATCAACGCCCATCCAATCGGCGTGGGTCATCTGATTGTTACCGTTGCGAGTGGCTTCACAAATCAATGCGTCCCACTGCTCGCCATCATCGTCGGTTAGAACTTCTCGGCGTACTGGCTTCGAGTACACCGACCAGTGCGGACACAGCGGCGCGAATCCCGCCTTTGCTAGCGCGACGAAAGCGGCTGTCGCCTGGTTGATGTTGTGGCACAAATCGCCCTTGGATATGGGGCCGCAAATGTAGACCTTCTTCCTCATCACGCTTGCTCTCCCGGGTGGAATTCCATCTGGTAGCCATCAGGGGTGAATCCGTCCTGGCGCGGTGGACTTACGCTTCATGCGTGGCACTCCTTTGCTTCGGCGGGTGGGCGGTTGGCAAATTGAATCTGGTCGTCGTACTGGCCGAACTCGGCGGCCTCTTTGCCCCTTGCGGTGAGCCTGTAGAGCGTGTGGAACTGCACCGGGCCGGGCTTCTTCCAGGGCGGTAACTCAGGCGCGGGATCGACCCGTGCGACCTCCAGTAGCCCCGCCGTGACGAGCACATCCAGAAACGTGCCATCGTAAGACCGGCGGCTCGGGCTGACGCGGAGGGTCTTGCCGCTGAGTGGACCTTTGGCGCGGACCAGCGTGCGAAGTACCTGCCAACTGAAGTGATCGATGGGACGAATCATGCGGCACCTGCTTTCGCCTGAACTTCCCGCTTGACGATGAAGAAATCGAGGTTGCGGTTGTATCGCCCTGGGTAATCCCGGCAGAGGCGGTCAACTTCTTCCACGGCGGCGCCGTGGTCCAGGTAGACGCCGTGGATCTGGTCGCCCTGCTCGGCCACCGTGCGCGGGCTGGAATTGATGACGAACAGGACGTAGACCGTGAGCTTTGGCTCGATCATGCCGTCACCGTGCTTTCCGCCTTCTGGCCCTTCTGTAGCGCCCTCTCCAGCCGCAACAGCACTTCCTCGGGGAGGTCGCCCAGCCCGCAGTCATCCGCGATGGGGTAGATGCCAGCGGCCTCCGCGAATGGCTGGCCCTTGTCGCCGCGGAAGTCCTGCCAGGTCATGTTCCGCTTGTGGATGAGGACGAGCACGCGCCGTTTGGTGTCGAGGGCGGGGGTGGGCTTGGGTTCAATCAAGGCCGTGGAAGAGGTCACAGTCGCACTGACAGCGGGAGTGCCAGCAGCCGTAGCAGGTCCGGCAGTCGGGGTCGTCACACCAGCAGCAGACGCGGTCGGAGGGTCCGAGCTATCGTCACCCTCCGTGGCAGGTTTCGCGGCAGTCAGCGATGCCTTGTGATTATCCTTGAGCACCTCAAGTTGCCGGTACTCATCCTTCGTGAGCATGTTCCTGTGGTCAACGACGACCTCCCAAGCGTCCTTGAGCGCAGCCGCGCCTTCCGCCGCGGAAGCAGCGAGACTCTTGGCGAAATCTTCGGCGGTGGGCGGTTTGGGCGGCTTGACAGGCGGAAGCGATGCGCGGGCGGTGATGTTGCTTACGGGTTCTTCCGGTTCGCCCTCAGACAGGATCGAGCCAGACACGCGTTCGTAGACCGCCGCCAGCATCTTCCGCTTGGCCTTGCCGAGTACCGCATCCATCCCCATCCCGGAGTTGACACGCACGGGAATCTGCCGGGTCAACTCCATTGGCTTGTCGTCGAGTTTCCACCGCATCGTGTATTCCACGATCGCGCCACCGTTGCCCATGACCGGCACGCCCGGCGCGTGCTCTAGATCGGTCAAGCCGGGGTAGGTCGAGACGAGCCGCGCACAGCCAGCCTGTGCGACGTAGCAGCGCCCGCCGATGATGTTCCACTCGTTGCCGGTGAGGCGCAGGCCTCGCAGGAGCGCCTCCGTCGCGCACTCGATGACGACAGCATTGGGGTAGCCGCCGTCCTTGTCCTTGTCGGTGCGGAACCCCAGTGACGATCCTTGTAGCGGCATAATCTTGTCGATGGCGCCCTTGACCACCTCCTGCATTGCCTTGACGCCCTCAGCGATCAGGAACGCACGGCTGACGTCATCGACGGCGGCCAGTGCCGATGGGCCGTACTGCTCCAGGAGTGCAACGAGCGCTTTGGCCGTGGGGTTCACAGGCTGGGGTTTAGGTGCGGGAACGATTGCAGTTGTGGACACGATGTTTCTCCAGACTTAGGGTTGAATCTTTCCATCAACACAGTGCGAGGGGGAGAGACTCGGACTCTCCGACCTGCCGAAATCCCCTCGGGGCCGCCCGTTCCTCGGCCCCACTGAATTTCCGCTGCTCTGCCGCTGAGCTACCCTCGCAGTTGCCCGGTTTGGCCAGACCCGCCGGGCGCGGGTTGCCAGAGTGCCGACTGACGCGCCATCTGCGACCGTGCCCCGTGAGGTAACTGGGAGCACAAAGCACGGTCCGGGGTGTCTCGTCGTCGGCTGGCCCAGTGGTTCCGCCAGAATCGAACTGGGATGATGCGTTTACGCTTCCGCACCGTTAGCCCTGTTTTGCCTCCGCTTTACACGGCAACGAGCCGCTTCGTCGCGGAGATGGATTTAGGGGCACCAGCCCCACGGAACCAGCGCGGCGGTAGGGAGTCGAACCCCGCTATCGCGAAGAAGCCGTCCACGATGTTGAACCGACATGAGATGAAAATCATGCCGCATCGCGGTCTCTTCGCTCGCCGCAAGTGCCGTCTCTCCGGCTGTCACGTCTGTCCAGCTAAGCATCGCACCATGCCGCTCATTACCCCGGACGGCATCCACCGCTAGAGCCAGCGGTCGCGGTGGCAGAGACTAGCGATTAGGGACGAACCTTTGTCGCGCTGGGCCTCTTGAGCGGTTCCGCCGCGAGTCGAACGCGGTACGCATCACGGGTGGCGATTGGCTTTGCCGCTTCGTTCCACCTGTCGCGGGTAACCGTCCCCGCCCCGGAACCAAATGCCTTCTTTGGGCAGGAAGGCTAGACTGTTCGTCTGGTACGAGAGTTGGCGTTAGGCCACTCTCCGGCATGAGGGGCGGATGGACGGCACCCGCTGCGGTCGATTACTCCCACACGGTTCCACCGTGGAGAACGATTACCCTCTCCGCACTGCCGCCTTGATGCTTCCCTGCGCTACCGTGAGGCGCTACCCGCCTCACGTCCGGCATTCGTTCTGGGGATCGCCCGAGTAATCGACCTCGTCGTCACCGGGGAGTGTTTCAGCTGGAGGCTTGGCGTCCGTCAGTTCGATGGTAAAATCGTCAGCCTCGTATGCACGGGACCGCGCCTCGACATCGACCGCCTGTTGCACGGTGAAGAATCGCCCCAAATTCTGGATTGCCGGAATGTGCGTGAGTTTCACCGCGTCTAGCTGCGCCAGTGTTAGCCGACCAAGAAGCACCAGGGTGCTATCGAGCGCGTCCTGCGAGTCGATGGCGCCGCCGGCCAGTGCGTGGATTGCCGCCGCGAGGGTGACGCCGCGACCCTCCGAGATGACGCCAAGTTCAACGTCTCCGCTGTCGTGCGGCGGAACTTCCGCGAATGCTTCGGGCGTGAGTTGGCCGATGAGGAAAGGCATGGGGACTCCTTTTTTTAGTCTAAAGTCATAATGTCCAAAGTCTTAAGGTCAAATGCAGTCTGCTCTTGGACTTTACGACGTTATGACCTGTAGACCTTACGACTGACAAGAAATGCGGTTCTGACCCGACCCCCACGAGACCGGGCCACCTCCACCGCAAGGCCGCTTTTGGGCTAAGCGGAGCCTGCACACTTAAGGCTGTGCTGCACCCTCCCAGGACCGCGATCCGTCGCGGTTGCGCGCACGTGATTCAGACTGCGTGTTCAGGTCGCCGCTCGGCGCGGCTGGCTTCGAGTTTCTTGGCAAGCCACGCCACCAGTAGGCGCTTGGGCACGAGCGGCTTCGTGCCGTGGTAAAACGTCTCCAACTCGCCTCGGCTGACGGCACGCTCAATCTCACGCTTACATATGCCGCAGAACAAAGCCGCGTCGTCAAGACTCATCGCGCCATCAGCACAGTCATCGACGACACCGTGCGTCAGGCCGTCAGCCCGTGGTGCGTACATCGGTCGTGATGGTCTTGCCACGATCGCGCTCCAAAGAAAAACCTCACCATGCCACACCGGACCGGAGCCGACCCCGCCGCAACAGGCCCCGACATGGCTTGCCGCGCCGTAACCACAATCCGCCGTCCCGGAGTCGAACCAGGAACCACCGCCCCGCAGCGGAAGAAAACCTAACCCAACCACATCCTGGCTTGCCATTCCACGCCCTACCTGGCCAGGCCCGACCTAAGCACGCCCAACCAAACCAAGCCTGAGCACGCCGTACCTCACCGAACCAGATTTATTCCAACCCAACCTTGAAGTTCACGACTTGAAATCGTCCGTATGTTGGGCGAAAGTCCGCTATCCCGATCAACCGTCCCGCGTTTGCGATGACCTCGTTCAGCACTTCGGGGCTGACGTATTCCGGCAAGTTGCACATCAGTTGAAACTCCGCTTCCCAGCCCGCCTTGAACGCCGGCCGAATGCGGGTCACGCCGTTGCGTTGGATCTGAACGCGACAGGAATGTTCATAATGCCATTGCTTGGCGCCAAGCGATGCGAGCGGGGTTAGTGAAATGATCGCGGCCTTGAACAGGTCCATCGCTGATTTGCGGGGCGAACGCGGGTCTTGACGGAACTTCGCGGCGTGGATGATGGACCAGCGAATGTACTCGCCGGGGATGCAGATTTCGCTCTCATCGTTGCGATAGACGTAGCTCTCGACGTTGTCCGTCTTCTTGGATTTGCTGCCCTTCGCTGCCGCCGCCTTCTCCGCAACCGCTTCACAGTTCCAGCGGTGGAACAGAATGTCGGCAACGCCCTTGATTCGCACCGTGGCGACGTAAGGAATGCCAGACTCAATCGCTCCCGCGCCGCCGTTGGTGGGCCGTTCGCCACCGATTGCGGTCAACCGATTCGTGCCGTTCGTACTTGGCGCTTTTGTCGCCATGAAATGAACTCCGTGAAAGAAGAAAGAAACCCTGCCGTGCCACGCCCAGCCTGAACTAACCAAGCCTCACCAAACCAAGCCCTGGCCTACCGTGCCCGACCCAGCCTAACCGCACCCCACCCAGCCCTGCCTTGTCCAGGCCAGCCAAACCGTGCCATGCCCCACCGGGACAGACCGCACCACTCCGCAGCGCACCGTGCCTTGCCGTGCCAAGACACACCTAAGCATGCCCAACCCCGCCACGCCATGACTCAGGCTCCCGCGCTGGCGAGGTCGGCTTGTGCTTCAGCGAGAACCTCGCCGACTTCTTTCCTCATGCTCGGTCGGGCGTGCCGGGCGATAATACCGCCGATGGTTCCGCCGTGCTTTGCTTTGATCATCTCAGCATATTCCGCGATGTCTTTTGGAACGATCACCTTTCGCATCGCAGACTCGCCCTGCGATTCCTCGGTCGCCTGCGGTTCTGTGGTCACAGTGCCCATTTCGGCTCCTTTTATCTGCTCGCTAGTTCTATCCGCAAGTCAGTAAGGAATTAATATCCTCTGGATTGTAAATTGTCAACTGACGAAATCGAAATATTCATTGTGCCGCCCGTGGAGACGGGAAGGAGGTGGCGATAGGTTGGGCATTATGCCCCACCAAACCGGAGGGGAGACATACTACCGATGATGATGACTCAGCCAAAAAGCAAGGCGACGACTGATGACAACGCGGTCACAACAGTCAAGGCGCGGCAACGCGTCGCGAGACTGATACGCAAGTACGCCGCGCTGTTGGAAGTGAATCAGGAATTGATCCTCGACCGCTACGAGAAGTTGATCGAGGACGATCTTTTAGCGGAGATGGCTAGGCAGACGGGCCAGATTCAGGGCAAGAAGTCTGCCCCAAAGACACAGCCTCCGAAGGAGTGAGCAGCACGAACCTGACGACTTTCCCCTGTCGCCGGACGCTGATTGTGACCTCTTCGTAGTTCGGTTCTCGTGATGACCAGTGCGCGCGGGTCGCTTCTTCGTACTCCGCGTCGCTCATTGGGACAGGCTGACCACTCGCGGCATTTTCATTCATCGTCGTGGGCGCGGGCATGAGCGTTCCTCCTGAAGTTGTCCCATCTGTGGTGTGGTGTACGACCGCCCACTATTCTAACGCGGGCGACGGTGCGTTCGGCAAGCGGGAAAATACGAAATATTTCTCAGCCGTGAATTTAACACCACAGGCAAGCGAATCACAGACCTCCGGCCGCATTTTTCCGAAGTTCCAATCTCGGTAATCCAGGCAAACGGGGTAAGCACATGGCATCCCGCAAGCGAGCGCCCAAAGGCACCGGCACCGTGTTCTGGTGCGAGTGCCGTAAATGCTGGATCGCACGCAAGACGGTGAACGGGGTGCGGATCGAGCGACACGGCAAGACGCAGGCTGAAGCGCTCCGCAAACTCGCCCTGGCACTGCCGCCCGAACCGGCAGTCACGTTCTCGGTGTGGTCGGCGCGCTGGCTCGAATCGCTCGGCCACAAACAGCAAACAGTGGACTCCTACCGCGACACGCTCCGGTTGCACATCAACCCGCGGTTGGGCACACGCGCGGTCAACTCCATCACCGCTTTTGATATCAAGGAAGCGATCAAGTTCTGGGGAGAGAGTTCGCACGCGGGCACCGTGGGTAAGATCCTGACGTGTCTCTCCGGGTGTCTCCAGGGCGCGTGCGATGCGGAGATCATCACACGCAACGTCGCCCGTGCGGTCAAGCGGCCCGTTGTGTCGAAGGTGGAACTCGACCTCTTCACGCCGGAGGAACTGAAGCGCATCATCGCGGCCGGGCTGTCACGGCGGACGTGGCGAAGCTTCGCGCTCTGTGCCGCGACGGGTTGCCGCATCGGCGAAGCAACCGCGCTCAAGGCCGGCGACTACGACGCCGCTACGGGGATGCTCTCCATCACGCGCACGCTCACCCGCCGGCACGGACTCAGTACCGCCAAGAGCAAGGCTTCTCGCCGCGTAATCTGGATTCCGCCGGACGTGCGGCCCGCACTCGTCGCGGGCATCCGCAATTCGAGCTACGCCAACGTGCATGTGTTCTGGCGGAATCTGCTCGCGCACCTGGGGCTGCGATACCGCAACATCCACCAACTCAAGCACTCGGTGGCATCGATCCTCGTAGCGGAAGGGGAGTCGATTGCCGACGCGGCGGCGTACATGGGCGACACATTCGAGGTGTTCGCCAGAACGTACATCCACGCTGTGGGAACCAACCCCGGGGCCACTCTTGAGCGCGTATTAGGTGGCGGTAAGGTGGCGGGCGAATCGCGTGTGCGTGCGAAAATCCCCGGAAAATCAGGGCTTTGACGAGAAGTCGAGTTAGTTGATTTTGAACTGCCTTGAAGTGCAGTTTACCAGGGATTTCTGGTGTGTTTTCCACTGCCGTAACGACTGGAACTGACTGAAACCGACTGCTGTAAGGTGGCGATAAGGTGGTGGAAGCGTGCCGCGCCTGGAAACGACACCACCCCTGCTTGTGGAGCCAGGGGGGGGTGGTGTTTGCGGCGCGGGCTGCCTTGCGGCAGGCGCGGCCGCGAGGGGTAGACGGTGGGCTGGGAAGGTGTCGATCCTCCCTCATGGTCGTTTTCACTGCTTCCTGTTCGCGACCATCGAGCAGCTACTTGCTTCCACTAACACCAAATAGAATTGGGTCGCCGGAACAGCCCTTCGTTTCGTTGCCGGTCGTTGCCGGTCGTTGCCGGTCGTTAGCCGGCGGGTTCATGGCATCACACGCGGGGCTGAGTCTCAACGGTGTCGTTGAATGCGCTCAACCGAAGTATACCCCACCGACTCGCCGCGTCAATGTCATGCGGCCAACTCAGCGCCCCGGATGCTCCATCGCGTCGCGGGTGTGCATGAAGAGATTCCTCGCCTCCTCACGGACCGATGGCACGAGAGCCACGATGAGCACCGCCGCGGCGGCAACGCCCGCCAGGAACTGGAAGATTTCGAGTGCCAGGGAATCGCCTTCGCTATTCACGGTGTGGACCTCGTGGGAAACTCGGGTCAGCGGCAGCCCGCTTCAAGCGCGTCGCCTACGCGCCCACGGAGCCGCCAACCCGAGCTTTGCTTTTGCGGCGACGGTGTCGAGCGCCACGTCACTTCTTGCGGAACCGCTCGATGAGCGCCATCACCACGTTGATGATTGCCAGGATACTCGCCGGATCGAACGCGGCGACGGTGCCGGGTGCCGCGCCGAATTTGGCGGGCGCGGACAGTTGGGTCTTGCAGTCTTCGAGTTGTGCCTTCAGTCCGTCGAGTTCGGCGTCGCACTCGGGCACGGGCGGCGTTGGCTCCGGCGCGGGAGCGGGATCATGCTTCTTCGACATCGAACACCTCACTGAGTTGGGGCGAAAGTTGGGCCTATGTGAACCGGTCTCGCGACCGGGCTTATCGACCTCGGAGGCGCGGGAACAGTGCCGGCCTCGATGACTGAGCGGGGCAATTCCCGCCGACGCAGCCACCAGAGGATTGCGGCAACGAGTATGTCTGCGGTGCAGACTCAGTCACACTGGCCACTTTCACCGGGCACGACACGGGGCATCCCGTGCCACCTTTGGACTTGCAGAAGGGCGCGCCGCAGTTGGCGCTTGCCGTGCATCCACAGCCCGAAGTGGTTCGCGCCGCGGGTAAGGCAGCGACCTGACGATAGACGCCATCCGCGCCGCGCTCGTAGGTGATGCCGTCCGTCGCGGTGAAGCGGTCGGCCGCGGGTTGAACGGGCGTCTGCTTTGTCCTGTTGACGACGGTGAACCGCTGCGTGGTCTTGTTCTCCACCACGAACGCCGGCTCGGCACCAATCGACGCCGACAACACGAGTACTGTGAACATGGCTCTCCTTACGAGACGTTGGGGGTTGAGGATCGCAGCGCGCACGAGCCGTCCGGAACCATGCCCGCCAGGACACACAGCCCGTGATAACCAAAACCTTGCCACGAATTTAGAGTGAGAATTCCCCATCTGCCTCGCTCGATTCGTACCCATCTGATACTGAGCATGGAGTGTGAAAATTCGTTGTAGTCGGACGGCGCGGGCAGGTTGTTAAACAGGCAGGTCGCCAGTTGACCTTTGCTCATGTCCTGGTCGTACTCGGCTTTCGCCATGTCGTACCAGTCTTCCAGGTCGCGGTGCAACTTCATGCTCGCGCGCAGGTCGGGCGTGTCGTTGCCGCGCCGCGACTGGTAAGGCCACTCTCCGCGTCCCGTGCCGACGACCGGGAACCCCTGCTCTCGCGCGAACTTCATGGACAGTCCGCACCATCCGCCGTTCGTGCGGTTCATGAGTGTTGCCGCGGCAACCGCGTTCAATCGCTGAACCGGGAGGTTCTGTTTGAGTTGGTCGAACATGATGGCGTGTGCTGTCGAGTGCGTCCAACAGTCCGGGAATCCGTTCTGGTCGAGGAACTCAAACGCGGGATTGCCACCGCGTAGGTAGAGGTGTTCGAGCGAGTCCTCCGCTTCTTCCCCCGCGTCGTAATAGGCGTCGTAGTCACTTGTCGGGATCAGTGTCATTTGCGCAGGGGAGTCTCGCATCTCGACCGGGTCTACCTTGAAATCGCGAGGAACAGCACCCGTGGATGGAGCGATGTCTGGAGTTCCGCGAATAAACCCCTCGTTCAGATCGCGGAAGATGATCGGCACAACTTTTTTGTAAAAACTCGGCATGGTTCATTTCCCTCTGTACGCTTGGAGTTTTTCGACCATCTTCGCGGGGCTGGCTTCCAGGTTGACGATCTCCACCTTGCCGTTTCGCTCCATCGCCACGCAGGGTGTCACGGTGATGGCCGGCTTGATCGAGTCCCACAGAGCGGACATGGTCGGGTCTGCCTCGCCCGGCGCGTCCTTGTCTCGACGTCTCCAGCCTGCTTTCCCGCCCGTGCAGTTGGCGTTCAAATAATCCTCCACCACCCTTCCGTAGATGATCGCGCGCTGATCGACAGGCAGCGTGTCCCCGCTCTCGTAAATGAGGATGACGCGGAAGCTCTTGAGCGGGTCGGGCGCGGGCGGAACTGGGGGAGGGTTCGGCCCCGGTGGAACCGGCGGCGGAACAGGAGGGACTGGCACCTTGCCTTTGTTGATTTCCGTCAGTGACGACGCCGTTTCGCCCTTCGTCCACCACACGACCGACAGCGGCCCATCGGCTTCCGGCACGAGCCAGAACACGCGCTCGTTCTCGAAGTCGCCCTTCAGTTCGCGGAACGCGGCCTTGCCGCCCGTCAGCCGGTAGCCGATCTCCGTGCCCTTTGGCACCTTCACCACGACTTCCGTTACGGAACCGGCCTTCGCCACGACTTCGGCGGGGACTTCGGGCGGCGCGGCGGTCGCGACCGCCGCCATCGCCAGCAAGGCGGCCGGTAAAATCGCATAGAGTCTCCGCAGCATCGAAAAGCCTCTTGGGTTACCGATCCTTGCCGTCCTTCGCCCCGACACCGCCGGTCTTCGTGTGATTCGTACGTGTGAAATACGTCCCGACAATGAAGCTGAACGCGCTGGCCAGAAGCATGAACGGGCCGTTGTCCGATGGCACGAGTTGCGGGTTGATCGCTCGAATCACCACAATGACGCACGCTGTCAAAGTGACCGCGACCGCGATAACCGCCTGGGTCGCTTCCCACACGAGGTTAATCCTGCGCTGTCCGGCCGTCGTGCGATCCTCTTCAAACGTCGTGACGGACGGTGACTTGACCTCGGGCGGAACGGGCGCGACGGGTGGGGTCGGTTCGTCAGCCACGGCGATTCACCCCTCACGGTTGCGAATTCCACGGACTCTTGATCGGTCCATAGCCAAGCAGACCGATCGCGGCCAAGAGCACAATCAGCCCGAAAATCACCCAGACGATGTTTTGGGCCATGCCGACGATACCGAGAACGCCCATCGCCCAATTCAGAAACAACGCGATCAGGCCCACGACGACAACGATAATCACAAGTTGGACCAACTTGCCGATCACAGCATCACCGCCTTCACGGGCGAGTAGGTTCCGCCTCGTCGCTTCAGTTTGCCCTGCTTGTAGTCCCGCGCGATTCGAGCGGTTCGCGTGAGCACAATTCCCGGCAGCAGCGCGTCAACGGGTGTCAGTTTCTTTGGCTCTTGCGGGGCGGTGTAACTAGTTGACAACCGCTCCTCCGTCGAGCAGATGCAGCGGAATGCCGCCGTGCCCCAATGGTGGTTCAAGATATCCAGCCCGCATCCAATGCACCTGGAAGGTCCGATTCCCATAACTCACCCTCACTCGTTTGCGAATTCCGGTCCACTCGGATCGCCCTTCAGCACCTTCGTTCCCACTGTCGGGCCGGGTACGCAGTGCCATTCGCCATTGCCGCTGTACCAGAGCATCCCCCACTCGCCGGGTTCCAGCCCGAAGCACGCGGCGCAGCACGAGGCGGTACAGGCACATTCCGGCAACTCGACCTCACGCTCCGGCAGCGTGACCACAACCTGGCCGAACGGGGTCTGTATCGGACCTGTCCATTCGGGTATAGTAAGTGTGCATGGTCCCGACGCTGACAAACCCTTCTTGGACTGACCGTTCGCACTCTTCTTGGCCTTCGCCGGTTTACTTTGGGGCTTCGCCATGTTGTCTCGCTTCCTTTGGTTATTCGTCGCACTGAGTCTGCTGGGCTGCGGTCCGGGAAGGCATCCCACCCCGGCACCCGTCGTTTACAAAACCGTCCCACCGCGCGAACTGTACAATGCCTACGTCGATTCGTCGGGCCGCTGGGACGATTGGCCCGTGCGGGTCGTGTTGCCGCCGGGCAGTTTCGTGAGGGACGGTAACACGCTCCTGTGGCACACCTTCCGCACGACCGACGCGCCCTCAATCGTGTTCGCCTTCGCCACCGTCCCAACCGTCGAGCCAACCGCCTCCGTGACGCTCACCGGGGTCTGTCGCGGCAAGCGGAGGGACGAGGGACCGCGCGGCAGTGGCTTCAAGTGGCATGTGCTGGTCGATGGGTGCCAGTTGCGCTAAGGCATAAAGGCGTAAAGGCAGCCACAGATTACGCAGACAAGGCAGGATCAGATAAAGAACTTAATTCATTCTTCTGCCTTTAATCCTGTCTTTCTCCGCGCAATCCGTGGCGGTATTACTCCCCGCCGCTCTTGCCCTTGAGATGCGCCAGTATCAGCGCTCGCGTCTTGTCGTCGCGGTCCGAATCGTGCCTGCGCTGCGCCTCAGCCTGCGCCGCGTTGTGCTCCCGCTGAATCGTCATCTGCGCCGCGAAGAACTGCCGTTCCTTCTCGCGTTCACCGGAGCAGTGCTGGCGGAGCATCTCCTTCTCTTCGGTGGCATTACGCATCTGCGCGGCCTGCATCTCCACGAGCATCGACATCGTGAAGTGCGACAGTACCCCCAGGGCCACCACCGCCACGATGAGGACAACGTGAACCACCTGCGTGGAACTGAATCGCGAGAACCGTTCGGCGGCGTTGACGCCCTCACCGATGATCGTGACGGTTCCCGTTTGCGGCGGCGGATCGGGCGCGGTAGCATTCGCATCAGCCATCGACCACCTTGTTCGTGGTTGCTGGTCAGGGACTGGAAGTGGCGTCAACCACTTCCGGTTCCGGGGTGGCGCGGTGGTTCGAGCGTTCCGCTCTGGCTACCGCGCTGCCTTGCTCTCTGCGTGAATTGTCGCACGCTCACGGGGAACCTGCGTGACTCTGTCGCGTGAGGCTGACCCCCAGCATTACTCACCTTGCCTCCAAAGCGATGATCAGATACAGTTAGGGTTCTGATGACGGCGGGTTTGGGACGCAAGTCCCGCTCGTCTCAATCCCCCGGACCGTTCCCTTTGCTTGCAGGCGGGGAGCGGTTCGGTCGTTCGGTAAGTTCGGGCTTGGTAGGTTGGGGCTAGGTTAGGCGCGTTGTGGCGTGCTTAGGTATGGTCAGGCGAGATGCACCGCACAGGGGGCTGGCTTCGGCTTGCCCCCTGTTGTTTTCACCCTTCCAAGCCACGACGGACGCGAAGAGACCGTATCGCAGGAGCAGGTATCGCCGAATCCCCCGCCTGGCATCCTCCCTCGTCTCAAACACCGCAATCTTCTCCGTCGGTCTCCAGCGATTGCGCTTCAGCCTTTGCATCACGACAACCTCTTCGCGATTGCCGATCACCCACACCGCGGCGATGAACCCGCCAAACCGTTTACTCTCGCGAATCTGGAAGGGGTTGATTTTGCGCGTGGCGAGCACCGCCCGCCAGTTGTCGCCGAAGGTCTCCGCGTACCACCGTGCGACGAATCGCGCCGTCACGTGCGGTTGCGTGCTGCGACTGCCGGGGATGTTGTAGAGGCAGCCCCCGAGCTTCACGCGCGCGACCCACACGGGATTGCCGGCGGGGTCGATGCGATGGCGGTAGACGTTGCGAAAGCCCGATTCGGCGGTCCGGCAGCGAAGCGGGCCGATCAGGCGCTCAACAGGGACGGTGGAAGTGGTCGGCGGTTCGCAGAATTGACGCAACACATTGCCCCCACGGCCATTCGTGTGATACGATGGATTCGCTGGGGTCAGTGTCGAGCGTGCCGGGCAGCAGCAGGCGGGGGCTTTGCTGCTGCCCGGTGTCGTTATCCCTGGGAGGGGACAGGGTGAGTATGGCAGACGCGCGGGGAACCTGCGGCGGAAGACGGGAATACCGCCACAGATCGCACGGATAGAGACAGGATCAGAAAAGAATGTTTTCAACTCTGTCTTTTGCCTTTATCCTGTCTTTATCAGCGTAATCTGTGGCTGCTTACTCTTTTCTCGAAGAGAGAACCCGTGAAACGTTTCACCGTGCCGGCCATCATGCTCGTTGTCGGGATCGCGATTGGCTGGCTCGCATCCGACAGCAGGCGGGTTTACTCGAGTAAGCCCGGTCCCGGGGCGGTGTTCATCGACCCGACCGCGCCTGTCACCATCGAGCGCTTCATGCATCACCGCGATGAGACGCACTTGAAGACAGTCTACACGCCGTTCAAGTACCGCCATCAGGGCGAATGGATCGAACTGAAAGCGGAACCACCCGACCACAAGGATATTTGGGTGCTCAAGGACGAGGGCGACGCCTTCGCCCTCCACTGCACGAAGTCGAACTAACTCACGAAGCACACCTCGCGCGGGGTGCCAAAGGGAACCTCCGGCACATTGAAGCAACCCGTGCCGTCCCAGCTCGCGCCGTGGTAAAACTTCGAGGTGGTGTCGTCGGTAATCTCCCAATCGGAACTTTGCGCGGGACCAACGACGCCAAGCGTCACCTGTCCATCGCCGCTAATCCACGTCACCGCGTATCCTGGCAGACTGGGCGTCACCTCTTTGGTCACGGTAATCGTCGCGTCGATGATGTAGATATTGCCCCAGGCCGGCGCGACCTGCGTGCTGCTGTTCACCGCGCCGAATGAGAGTGCGTTGTTGGGTTCACTTCCCGCGCCCGTGTACGCGCCCGCCGCGATGCTGAGCGTGAGGATGCCGCCCGTGTAGATCGTCGTGCCCAGCGTGAACACCACGGTCGTTGTGCCGTTGCCACTCGAGTAAGTTGCCGTTGCGGCCTGCGCGCCCGCGAGCGTGACGTTCACGCCCCAGGTCGTGACGGCTGTTGCTGCCTTATCGAACACGAGGGTGAGTGTCGTGCCGTTCGCGGCGATGGTGGCGGACTGGGGCACGGGCGGCGGCGGGATGTAGGGGATGATCGTGATGGTGGCGTCGAACGCGGCGGGGTTGAGGTAATGCGGATGCCGCAGCAGGTAGGCCGCAACCCCGCCCATCTTCTCGTCCATCGTCGCGCCCACGCTCGTCGCGGGGATGAATGCGGCGAATACGGTCAGGTCGGCCCAGTCGTCGAACGCGGAGTACTTCGGCGGACTGCCGCTTGTGACGTCGCTGAAAATGGCATTCTTTTTCGACGTCGAGAGGGCGAGTAACTCCAACTGAATTGCAAGGGGCGTCTTGGCAATGCCAAGAAGGACTTCGGGGTTGTTGGGATCATCGAGTGCAACTGGCATGGGGTAATCCTCGGGAGGGTATACGGCAGACGAATACCGCCACAGATCTCGCGGATGAAAAGGCAGGATTAAAGGCAAAAGAACTCAATTCTTTCTTTATCTGATCCTGCTTTGTCTGTGTAATCTGTGGCTGCATTCGTCTTCTTTCCGTGGTCGCTTTAGGTGGATCGGGTAATCGTCATCCCGCGATTCTCAAACGTCACGGTGCCCGTATTGGTTCGGAACTGCATTTTGATGGTGTGCGGCGCGGCTGACACGCCCGTGAGTTTCACCGAACCGGCGCACGGGTAAAGCAGGGTCGCGGCGGGGCAGCGTATCGTGGGGCCGTCTGTGTCGGTGCCATCCAAGTCTACCACGAGCCTCGCCGCGCCGTTGATCGCGCTGTGCGAACACGTGGCCGATAAATGCACGATGAGGTCACACGCGTCGTCAAGGGTAAGCGAGACGCTCTGTACGGTCGTCAGGTCCGTGTTGGTCGTGCTCGACGTCGCTTCACTCGCAACCTCGTGGCTCTCACGCAACAGGACGCCGACGTTCTTGTTCCACGTCCCGTTGCTGCCCAGATTGTAAGGCTGATTGGTGTGGGCCGTGGCACCCGGATCCGGGACGCCGCCGACCGCGTGAGACGCGCCTGCGGCGACAAAGGGGACCAGTGCCCCCCAACTTGGCACGCCAGCGACAGTTTGCGTCAGGTAATCCTTCGCGACACCACTGGCCCCCAACCCTCCCCAGGCACTGGCGCCGTACACAAGCAGCGTGCCGGTGCCCGTGGCAATCATGCTCAGCACATCGCTGGCCGTCAGGGCGGACGGTACACCCGTGCCGCCCGTGTTGCGACCGATGACGCGATTGCTAGCGATGTCCGCCAGTTTCGCCATCGTCACGGCAGCGGTGGCAATCTCCGTGGTGCCCACCGCGTTTGCGTCAATCTCCCACACCGTGCCACTCGACGACACGGTGATATCACCGTAGTCAGCATCGGCGACTGCTGCCGCGGCATTCAGCGTTGTGCCGCTCATCGACAGACCAGTGCCAAGCGTGAGTTCCTGTGGATCGCCCGCGCCCGAGTCGCCGCGACCGAGCAGCTTCGACGCGGCCGATACATTCTGCATCTTCGCGTAAGTCACCGCGTCATTGTCGATGGCCCAGGCGGCACCCGAAGAGGAAACCGTGATATCGCCTTTGTCGCCGTCGCTGACGCCTCCCCCAGCTTGCCATGTGGGTAGCGCCGCCGCCCCGTTACTCGTCAGCACTTGCCCAGCCGTCCCCACGCCGGAGACGTTTTGGAACGGCCCGGTGGAAGTGGTGCCCGCACAAATGACCGCATAGGCGGTGAAGCTACCGCCGCCCGTGCCGCCATCAGCGACTGCGACGTCTGTGCCGCCGGGAGCATAGGCCGTGCTCGTGCCGGACATGTACAACCCGCCGCTGAAGGTCAGCCCGCCCGTCACGACTGATCCGCCCGCAACTCCCCCTATGGAAAAGCCCCGGTTGGTGTCTACCGTACTACCCACGTCGCCGTTGAAAAAGAATCCATTGACCTGGACAGAGAAACCCATGACCTTATAGCCACTGACCGTACCCACGCGATAACTGTGCTGAACGGTATCAACATCCGTTGCGGTTGCCCCGTTTCGCACGAGGAAGATCCCCATGCCCAGCCCGTTCAGCGGGTCAACGCTCAACCCTCCCACGGCTGCGTTGCAAATCTCAAAGCCGCGCGATGTCTCGAAGGCGGGGAAAGGCACGGCATCTGCCACGAGGGACAGGCGGCCGTTGTCTACAATCTTCCACGCACTATCTTGGATGACCGGAGTGCCCGTGCCGTCAAAGCGTGCGATGCGGTTGTCCGTGCCCGTGCCCGTGACGCCGGAAAATGTGAAGTCTACTCGCACCGTTCCGGGAACGGTCTCGGAGAGCGTGAAACCGTCCGCTTGATCAAACTGGATTGTCGTAACCTTGGCATACTCTGGGGCGCCGTCCGCATCCTCGATCGTCAGCCCGCCCAACAGCCCGCCAAGCCCCGGCGCGGAGATGACATCGCCACCCATCCCGTGGCTGATTTGAAGCGGCGCGCCGACTGTCAAGCGGCGCAACCGCTCAAGCTCGCGCCACATCTCGTTGAGGCGTTGCGCGTCAGGTACGCTCAGCGGTCCGGCGTGAAAGTTCATCAAGCATCCCTTAACCGAACAGCCAGCGTAAGCCTTCCATTGCGACCCGCGGACCGGGAGCCGCTGGCCCAACTCCAAAGAAGTCAGCGCCAGCGCCAGCCCCGCGTCCGATCCTGCCGCCCTGCTCGCCGCCGATCCCGCGCCCCACGCTCTCAAGCGGCCTCCGATTACTCCCGGCCGATGACTCGGGGACCAGGCCGCCGCGCATGAGTTCCACGGCCTTGCGGATGGCCTTGAGTTCGTTGAGTTGCTCTTTCGGAATGTCGCCGCCCACGCCCATCTGGAACGCGGAGGTGTAGGCTTTATTGATGAACGACTGAACGCCGCCGATCTCTGCGCGACGCGCTGCCGCGCCAACACTGGACTGGTCCTTGATCGGGGGCAGCGTGAGTATTTCGCGAATCGCATCGACTAACGCGCGAAGGCCCGTCGCTGCTTCGCGGGCGACCTTCGCCACCTCTTCGAGCATCGGCACAAGCGCAACTTCGAGTACAGGGACCAGTGCAACCGCCACAACCTCAACCACTGCGGACAAGGCTTTTACGACCGAGCCGAACGCCTGGAATATCCGCTTACCGCTGTCCATCGTCGCCATCACCCCAACGAACGCGCCGACGAGTGTTCCGATCAAAGCCGGGATACCACCGACGACACGCACGAGGACGGTTCCGGCGCTGATCAGCGCGCCGATGGCCCCGCCAAGCCCGCTGCCCAGCCCCAGCCCCACGGCGAGCTTTTGCGCTTCCGGCGAGAGACTGGCGAACGTGTCCGCCAGCGTGCGAACCATCCCCGTTAGCTTCTCCAGCACGGGGACTAGCGCCCGCCCGATGACGGCTTGTAGGTCGGCAATTGCCTGATTCCATCGCAGCGTGGCGTTGGGGTTTGCTTTCTCCACGAACGAGGAAATGGCGCTACCGAAAGACAGGATGGACTTTTCGAGCACCGCGAACATCGCGACGATGCGAGACGAACCTGTTTTCAGCCCCTCGCCAAAGGTGGCGTCCCTGGACTTTGGCTCGGGCGTGGGGTTGGGATTCCGATTCGATCCGCCCGTTCCCGCCTCCATCGCCTCGAAGCCGCGCTCGACGACGTCAAGCAACACACGCAAATCGCTGTGTGCTTGCTGTGTCACCCACAGGAGATCGTCAAGACTTGCGGCCACGAGTTAGCCTCTTCCCTTCCTTCGATGCGGCCCACTGGTCGTAGGCTTTACCCAGGTCTTCAGCATTTCCGCCAAGTGCCAGGCCACCAGCGATGTACTCATCTCGCGTCGGTAGGCGCGACCTGCCTTTTTTCTCCGGCTCCTCTTCCTCAGCGCCTTCTCCTCTGGGCCTGTTCTTCTTGGCTCTCTCCAGTTCGGGATGGATGTAGAGTTCCCAAATCTGGTCGTCGGTCAGTTCGCCGATTTCCGCATGCGCGACGCGGAACGGATCAGCAAGCAGAATCTGGTACACCGCCTTCAGGTGGAAGCGGTAGCCAGTGCCGCCGTCGCCTCGTTCAGTAATGCGGCGACGGCTTCGGGGTCGAGCTTCTTCCCCGCTTCGGCCGCGATCTGCACCATCGCCGCGTGGAAAAAATCCGGCGCGATCACGACAAGCGCCGCCTCTGTCTGCTCAGGCTCGTTGGCAAGAAGGTAGGCCGCATCCGCCTCCGTCGCGTCGGGGTGATGCCTCTGCATCAAGGACAGCAGGAACAGTTTCGAGCCGATGGCAGACTTGACGACACGGAACCAGCCCTTGCCGAACGTGCTGTAGTGCTGAGCCGCGAGCGAGTCCTGCGCGTCCTGCCAATACTGCTCGCCTAACTCGCTACTCAGTTCCACCCGTATCTGCAGAGCGCTACGCACGACTTGTGACCGGATCAACTCTTCCAGTCGCCCCTTCGCGTTCTGTGTGTTGAACCCCAGTCGCCACGTCTTGCCGCCCGTCGTGATTGTTGGGCCGGGGTGCCCAGTGACTTGCTGCACCGACGCCACCCGCGACGGTTCGGCTTTCTTCCGCCTCTTGCTCACGCCGCATCCTCCGATTTCGCAATGACTTCACCGGTTGACCCGTCCGGGTTGAGCCGCAGCGCAACCCACGGACGGAACTCCCACAACTCTTGCCGCTCGTAGTAGATTTCGAGTTTCTTCCCGCCCCGCCCGTCGTCGATCATCCGCTTCTTACGATGCGGCGAAGCTAATGGAGTACCGTCTGGCCCTAACACAAATCGCCCGACCTTTGCGGGCGATGTTTGCAGGCAAAACACGGTTGCCGGGAACCGCTCGCCCGTCTGTGGGTCGATGATGCGGACGTTGCAGGGGAAGGAAACAGAGCCCGGTTCGCGTCCTTCCTTGCGGCAGTCGTAAACCGCCATTACTAAGACTCAATGCGCGTGATATCGATTTCAACCTTACCATCTGGCAGTACGGTGAAGGCGTCGCGATTGTTTTCCGTCATCGGCCAAGTTGAAACTTTGATGTGATCCGGGTTGCCGCGCTGCATAACGCAGAACATACCATTTTCGGAACTGACGACAGTGCCAGGGATGACGCCCCAGCCTTCCGCGATCAAAGTATTTACGTCCTGTGCCAAAGAGATTGGCCCTGGGGCACCAACGGCTCTTTGCTCGTAATTGCCCCTTATCAACTTCTCTACTTGCACGGTTCCTCTCCTTATGCCGCCTGTGAAACGATGCCACTGGATTGCATTTGCGCGGTTCCCATTGCACGATCACGTACCGAGACGTTCGGCTGAAACTCCAGTACATCAGCGGTGACACTGAGATAGCCGAGTTGCACAGTCTTCCGGAACAAGAGATCGCACACGACGGGTGCTTCGGGAAAGAACGCGTTCACGTTCGCGTCACTCATGTACAGTTCGACGCTGAACGTCGTATCGAGAACGCCCGTTGTGCCCTCACTGTGGACATTGTTCCCGCTTGTGGAAACCGCGCTCTCGAAGTTCGTGAGGTCGAGTCGTTCGCGGCGGAAACCGATGTTCCACCGGAACGGGCCCGTGATGGCCGTGGGCATACGGAACCGTGCGAACTTACCGGCCATGAATGCCATTGACGCAACCTCCGATTAGGCAACGAGTGTGCGCATGTAGATTGTCGCCGCGCCGCCGGTTGCGTTGGTCCAGTACGTGGTGGTTACCGCGCTTGTGAATGGGTTGGTCAGCCCGCACGCGAGATACCAGATGAACGGCTTGCCCGCCGTGACGGTGATGGTGTTGCCGCCCGTCGCGTCGGTCGCGTTCGTTTCCAGTGTGACTGTCACATCACTCTTGATGTAGATGCCGCGCAGGTTCGTGTGATTGAACGCAATGTTCTCTTGCTGATCCGTCGTCGAGCCCGCGAGTGCGATATTCGCCTCGGTGGCCAACTCTCCGGTGACAGCGACGGAATCACTGAGTGAGGTAGACCCGCCGGAATGGCCGAACGTAAACGTGTGCGTGATGGACATAGACCGCCCTCATGGATGAGGCTATTTTGCAGCCAGGCAGGGGAACCTGCGTTGCGAGTCAGGAGCGGTGGACTTCGACGCTGTACACGATTGTCGAGCGGTGGACATACGCCCCGTTGCGATCAAGACCGGCTTGCGCGGGCTCGGGTGGACGCTCCAGTGTAATGCTCAGCGTCGCACCATCTGTTAGCCCGCTCAGCGTCGAGCGATTCTCGAAACCCGCGGCGGCAGAGACGGAACCGCCATTGAAACGGATGCAAGCCATGATGGTATCCGCGTCCGCTTGCGTGAGCGCAAACGCCGTGATGGTCAAGCGATACCGCTCAAAACTGTCGTCCTCGAAGGTCAAGTCTGTCTTGTCTGGTTGGAGCACGCCAATCACGTAAGGTGGTCGAAGTTGAGTGCCCGCGGAGGTCGCGACTGGCGCCAATGACTCCGAGAAGGGCGGGAGCGCAATGCCGCCGGGGAAGTTCGCCACAGTGAGCGTGTCGTAGAAGTCTTTGACGGCTTTGAAGAGTGACGCCATGTTCGCAAGTTCCCCTGATAAGCAGCACACTCAAAGTGTGACGCACCCACGGGGAACTTGCAGATGGCAGCGCCTGACCCGCTCTCCGGCACGATCGAGGAATTTACCGCCACGGACTGGAAGGAATGCGTGGCGAACTTCCGGCCGTCAGGGCCGAACTCGTTCAGCCCCGAGAGCGGAGAGGCCGCGCTAACTGGGGTCGTTCCCGCGCACAAGGTGCGCGGCGCAATGCGTTTTTTGCTGGGCTATAACAACACCGAAACCGTGGCGGACAAGGTCTACATTCAGCGGACAAACCCCGTCTACCATCCGCGATACGAGCGGATGGTATGCACGTCTGCCGCAGAGGAAGAGTTCAAGCCGCAGAGCAAAACCGCATCCCTGAGCACTCCGCACACGCTCAAGACACCCGCTGTCGCGGCGGTCAGTGCGGCCAAGAGTCTTGGTTTTCGGACTGGCTACACACACGCGCACATCACGGCGCGGTTCCAGCCCATCCCGTGGGAACTGGCGGAAGACAGCATTGACCGCGAGCACGAGTACCAGCGTAACACCTGGATCGACATTGAGCCGCGAATCGAAGTGCTGAGCCTCGATGGGTTCAAACTGATCTTCGCGGAAGGCGAGAGTAACACGCCACCGGTCTCCAATCCCAAAGGCAAGGAATACCCCGCGCCATTCGGCCAGATCCTCGTCAAGCCCGATGTCACGATGTACTGGAAGAGTGTGCCGAAGCGGTTCCTGATGCCGTTGGGCTTGCCGAGAAATGTTCTGGCGGCACTGGGTAAGGTGAACGACGACAGTTTCAACGGCTTCGCCAAAGGCACGCTGCTTTTGATGGGGGCGAAGCTAACGCGCACGCCGTGGGCACTGGCGCTTGGCACGGAAGACCCCTGGAACTATCAGGTGATGCTGGCGTTCAGTTACTTCAAGCCGCCGAAGGGCAAGAGCGCGGATACGCAGATCGACACGAACCACGGTCACAACAACATGCCGTGGAGAGGCCTGGCAGTTGAAGGGGCGCTGACTGCTGGTGATACCAACGCCGGCAAGTGGTTTCTGGCAACGCGGACGGGCGGAAGCGGGGTTGCGTCCGTTGACCCGCGGTTGATCGAGGAAGCCAGTTTTCCCACCATCTTCCGGCAGACAACCTAACCCGACTGCTGTGCGATGCAGGTACAGACGTCGTCAGTGAATTCAAGGGTGATACTCACCCACAAGGCGCTCCACGTCTCGTAAATGACCTTCCCGCCCCTTCGCTGCTCGGTGCGTTTCGACCAACCGAGCAGACTTGTCAACGCGGTTCTGCCTTTACCGATAAGCGGCTGGGCCTCGTGAATGCGCTCTTTCAGTCTCATGGGGTAATAGCCGCCCATGAGCAGCACCGCGCCCGTAGCCGCTAAGGAGCCGGCAAGGATGATGTGAATGCGTGCTTTTCGCGAGGTGGACGGTTTGTCGAAATCATCAAAAGCAGCCCAGCCCCAGATGCAACCAACACCCATGAGGACGCAGCACCCGATGCCGAGGAACTGGGTTGGCGTTGGCGAACGCATGGTCTACCCCTCGTGCGGGCACCATGTGGACGGGGCAGCGGCCCGCGGCGCTAACCCCCTTTCCTTCAGTCTCAAGTCAGCAGGTCAAAAGTCGTAAGGTCTAAGAGTTGACTGTATTTTGACTTTATGACCTTTGACGTTACGACTTTACGACTGAAGAAGAGGAAGGGCAAGGACGCGCGTGTTCAGGTGGGGTTGGCCGCTGGTTCCTCGATGGGCGCAGCGTAGATGGCGTTCCCGTACTCGTCGCGCGCCCGCTCAAACGGCATCCCGACGAGTTCCCGTAGTTCGGCCACCTTCTGCGGCGAGAGCACAACGGCTTGCGACGACAAAAAAGCGTCCGCGGGAATCAGCTTGCCGCTATCAAGCCAGATGTGGACCAAGCACGCGTCGGTCGGAATCTCCGCTCCCGACGCGTCCTTTGGAAACACGACGCGGACGATCTTGCTCACGCTGATGGAGTGCAACTCACCGTTCCAAACGAAGTTAAAGAACATCGGCTCCTCCTTGGTTACAGTTGTTCTTCGAGCAGCAACTGGCAAAGTCGGGGGATCGTCCCCACGGCCTCCGTCACCCGAATCCCCAGGATGTGAAACGAACGGCTCCCGAAGGTGAGTTTGTCGCCACGCTGCGCGGTCACGTCCGTCGTCGAGAACTGGTGACTCACGATGATATCCATCTGCGCGAATCGCAACTGCTCATTGGCGCTCAACGCGTTCAAGTAGCCCTTCACGGCACTCGTGCGCGTGGCGAACGCGTTGGACACGCCCCCACCGGCATCGGTCGAGGTGGTCAGCGCGAGGATCGTCACCGTGTGCGGGCTGGTGGCGGGAGAGTAGAGGGGCATGTTTTCCCTTCGTCTCAGGTCGTAAAGTCAAAGGCAGCCACAGATCGCGCGGATAAAGGCAGGATCGGAAAAGAAGGAATGGTTTTCAAACCCTGCTCTCTGCCTTTAATCCTGTCTTCATCTGCGCAATCTGTGGCGGTATTCCGTCTTTCAACCCACGTGAATAGGCAGCACGCCAGCAGCCATGAGTAGCGATGTGACCTCCGGCGAGTTGACCGCGCCCTCCGCTGTGAACGGCCCGGCATTGCTGTACGAATACCCACCGAAGGATTCGCTACTGTACGCGGCACCTGAGGTCCGGCGATGGTAGAGAAGCGTCACGGCTCGCGCGGCAGCCTCCTGGACTACGGCACTCACGGCGGTTGGGCCGAAGGTGCCGCTGACGAATATCGCGCCGCGGTTGGGGTCGGTCGCCGGGGCGAGTTTATCGAGCGAGTACCGGCGCTCGAATCCCCATATGCCCCGGTTCCTCCGGTAGACCATCCCCGCGCGGTTGATGCCGCTGATGGCATCGTCCACGGGGAGATAGTAGTCGGTGAAGTTCGTGAGCAGGTCCGCGGTGGTGAGTGTGCTGCTGTCGCCGTTGGCACCCCAGCGAAGGTAGAGTGCCGTGATGCTCCGGCACGGGCGAAGGGGCAGGTCAAGGATGTTGCCGAGCGGCGCATCGCACGCGAAGAGGGTGAGTGTCTTGGGCTCAATCGCGATGGGGGCGCACTTGCGGGTGAGCGCCTCCGAGACGGCGGAGGCGAAGGTGTCAATCGAGGTGGCGTCGGCACCGGTCACGGTGATGCCGGTTGACGCGGTCCACAGGGCTTGCGTGATGACGGCCATGACACCACCTTACCCAGTTGGCGGGGGACCAGCGGGCGCACCATGCAGTTGGTGGATGAGGTTTTCGAGATCTATCTTCACGCGCTCAAGTGCAAACTTCGCGGCCAGGGCGGCTTCTTGCGCGGTCCATAGGTTCTTTGCGGCTTCGCCGTATACCTGCTGTGCCTTAACGACATCCTGCACAGCTTGGAGAATCTCCGCATCGCTGACTGTTACCGTGACCATCTTTACCTTCTTTGTGATGGGTTCGCCTTCACTCCGTCGGCTTGGCGGGCTTGCACGGTCCGCAATCGCAGTGGTCGCCAAGGGCCACGAGGAAGGCATCAGCGTCTTCGCCCGCGAGGGTCAGGATACCGCCGTTTGCCAGGCACAGGGAGAGCGGTTGCTTCGCATCGCCTTCGACGGGCAGGGTCACGTCGATGACATGCGCCAGGTTGATGATGCGATTGCCGGCCCGGGCAAAGGACAGCGGTGAAGCGGCCTTGTGCTTGGGTTCTTGGTGGGCTTCGGGTTTCGACTTCTCGTGAACCGCCATTGCGTGAACTCCCAGATAGTAGGTGAGCGTTGGAGGGTGGACGATTCAAGAAATCGGCACTTCTTCCCAGGTCATCCCGAAGACAACAAGGGGCGTCGAGCCAGCCGCCGACGTGCCGTGAAGCGACAGAGTGCAGCCAGGGGAGACGATGAACTCGCCCGCGGTGTCATCGTAAACCTGCCAGGGCTGAATGGCCGTGGATGCCAGGCTCGCGCCCATTGAGCAGAACGGGCGCAAGATGGTCGGGGCTGGGATGGTCGCCGTGGTGAACGGGCGCGCCACGGAGGAACCGCCCCCGAAGAGGCAGTTGACGGCGGTGATGGCCGTGCCCGTCGTCGCGGCGGCGGCGGGGCTGGTATTGGCGAGGTAGTGAACCACGCCCGCCCCCAGCGTGCCGGACACGTAGCCCAGAGATACCTTCAGTACAACGAGGTAGTAGCCGCTGCCGAGCGGGTTGTAGAGGCTGAATGCCGCGGTCGTGCCAATGGCGGTTCCGGGTGCGACGCCGGTCGCCGCCGTACCGCCACAGAAGACGCGGCCGCGCAACACCGCGTCCTGATAACTGCCGTGCGCGGACATCACCGCGATGGCGCGGTCGGCATCCATGCGGCCCGCGGCGTAACCCGACGAGGCGCGGGAGAACCCGACCTGATAGTTCGTCGCATCAGCCATGTTGCTCGCCTCTCACTTCAGTTGGAAGATCCGGTAGCCTTGAACGTGCAAGATCGGGTCGTTCGTGTCGTCGGTCTGGCATACGAGCGAGGGGTACAGCGCGACAATCGGAACGTTCGCGGTTGCGAGTAGCGCCGTCGAAACAGACACGCCGTTGATGTATCCCTGCACACTGGTCACGCCGTCGAAGTACAGCCCAAAGCGGATGTACGTTGCTTCGGCGATGGTCACGAGTGTCTTGGTCGTGGCCGCGGCGGCCTTCGCCCCCGCCAGTGTCGCGACGCCCGCGCCGGCCGTGGCGATGTAAAGCCCGACGTGGTTACTCGTGCTGATGGCACCCGACGCGATGATGCTGGTGTCGATTTCCGCCAGGCCGACGAACAGTTGTACCTTGTCGAAGGTGTCAACCACCTTGAATTTCCATTCAGCCCAGATGTGCTTGCCGGCGGCGGGCACGAAGGCGGACTTCGCGCGCTGGACCTGCGCCCCCTGCCCCTGTGTTGTGCTGTTGCAGTCCAGCTCAAAGACGCCCGGCGCGGCGGTCGAGATGGCACCCGTGCCAGCGGTCGCCTGCGTGAGGACGTAATCGCCCGTCGTGGCGGCGGCGTTGTACGAGACGAAATTTTCGTCGAGCAGAACGCCGATACTGGGATCGTGGATGTATTCCAGTAGCGGGCAACTCTTCCACAGGTTCGTCGTGAACGTGGGGTTTAGAAGCGGGTCGTAGTGCGACGTCCGCCCGTTGCCGTGTGTCAAACCCAGGGTCGGCATCGCTTTATTCCTTCGCGGGGAGTGGTAACGCGGTTATTTGCGGCTCGTCGAGGATGCGGAAGAACTCGCGCGACGCCGCGATTGCGCCACGGGCAGCGCCCGCCGGCTGCTTCGTGTCCGCGTTCGCACAGTACAGTTCGACGAACAGTTGCGCCGCGAGCTGCTCAATCTCGCGGGTGCGGTCCTTCGATGGCTTCTTCTGCTCGTTGGCCACGGGTCACAATCCTTATGCGATGGTCGTGATGGTCAAGTCCTTCTGCGGGAACCGCGGGAAGGCTCGCCAGTAGGTCACGACGCATTCATCGCCGGAATTCGAGCAGGTAATCCGCGCCCCGACGTGCGTGAACGCGAAGCCAGCCGCGTCGCCCACTTCCTTGACCTGCGCGGCCTGACACTCCACGAACACGAAGTCGCCAACCGCATCGGCGGCGACGGTGCCGGATGACACAATCGTCGTCGCGTTGGTGCCCACGGAATCCGTTGCGCCGACGATGTCTACCAGCGTCGGACCACTGGAGGAAGCACTGACGCTGGTCATGCAGCCCGCACCGAACCATTCGTAGTTCGCCATCGGCACGAGTCGCTTGGTCGTGCCGCCGTCGGGAGTCGTGATCTGCGCGGATGTCGCGCCGGGATCGTGGTCGTACATGAACAGTGCGTTGTTGCTCGCCAGCCGCTGCGTGGTCACTGCCGATGCCATGACAAGAGCCTCGTGGAATGAGGAAGATGTTCCGTTTCAGGCGCGCGCGTCGAGCACGACGAACGGCGAAAGTTTGCTCGTCGAGTATGCAGGGGTCAAAGCACTTTTCCACCACGGTGAACCTGCGTTCCTCATATAGAACTTGAAGGCCCGCTCGTGGTTGATGAACCGCACATGCATCGACTCTTCGGACTGCATCGGCTGGTAGGTGCCTTCGAGGTATTCGTTCCAGTTGGCGAGGATCAGGTCGCCCTGTGTACCGATGGGCTTGCAGTACTCCGTATAGAAGATCGGGCGGCCCGAAAGCATGTCCGGCCGACCTTCGACGAGGCTCGGGGTGTACATCGCCGCGCCCGCGGTGCCGATGGGCAACTTCAGTTCCGCGAGAGTCGGGTAGCAGTCGTGGTTGGCGAGCCAGACGGCTTTTTCGTAGCCCCAGCATCGACTCCGCATTGTGGTGACGTTGCGGAAGGTGATGGTCGCGGCGACCTGGTCGGTTTCCTTCGCGACGCTGACCGTTGGCCCCAGCCCCGCGGAGTCTAGGGCCGTCAAGATGCCCAGGAACTCACCGACGCCCGTGCCGTAGAGCCGTTCCTTGATGAGTGCGTAAGCGAACTGATCGGAGAATCCGGCTGCCAGAAGCGCGGTGAACGTGATGGCGCTGTCGCGGAGCAGGCTTTCGCTGGCGTAGCTGAAGCCGAACAGGTCATGCGCTTCAAGCGTAACCTGTTCGACCTGCATCTGGCTGGGGGTTGCCGCGACCGTGTCGGGTCGCCGCGTGACAGTCAGTCCGCCCGCCACGCTCGTCGTGTGGTTCTTGTCGGTCCTGGCATTGATCTTGACGATGGGGGATGCCATCGGGACGTTGCGCGTCTTGCCGCCGATGGGGTCGGCTTCCGGGTCGATCTTCAAGAAGTCCGGCGCGTAGGTCGTCGGAATCAGAAACCCGCCGTAGGGGTCGGAGTTCGTCCGCGCCTCGTCCGACCCGACCGCCTTCAGAACGTGTTCGCTGGGGTCGCGCCCGGCGTTGCCCGCGAACAAGGGCACAAGTCGCTTGTCCATGTTCGCGTTGGGGTTCTGTGATGCTTTCATCACCGAGAGCAAGAAATCCCGCTTGCTCTGGAAGCCGTAGGCCGGATCGGGTCGCGGCTTGGTCTGCGCCGGAATTGGTCCGTCTTGGCCGATCACGGCCGCGACGTTGCTCCCCCGCGGGTTCATTGCCTGTGACTTGAGTACGGCGGTCGCGTCCTTCAGCGCCTTGATCGCCTCGGCTGTCAGCGTACTCTCTGCGGTCGCGGAAGCCATATTGCGGCTCTCCAGTTGGGTGAAATCGAGCATTCGCTCGACCGTCAAAATCAGGACGCCGCCCCGGCGTGCTTCTGCCACTTTTGGAACTCACGCACGGTCGCGGCGAGTTCTTCGGATTGCGGTGGCGACTTTCGTACCTGCGGGGCTGGGCGGGGGGTGCTAAGGTCCGCTTCACGGAACCGCTTGACCTTGTCCATGTTGGCGGTGTGAACCGCCTTCAGGATCGGCTTGTAGGGACCGCGGACAGCCTTGAACGTGCCCTCTTCGTCCTCTTCCATGTCCGCGTCATCGTCCGTATCCGCGTCCGCGTCCGATTTCTTGCCCTCGCCGTCCTCTTCTTCACCGGTGTCCTCGTCCATGTCCGCGTCCGGGTCGCCGCTCAGCCGGGCGTCATGCTTGTCGGCCGCGCCCTTGACCTTGCCGGCCAGTTGCTTGGCCATCGCGCGGAACTTCTCGGCCATCTTCCGCAGTTCCGGGCTGTCGCTGGACTGCATGTCCTGCTCGTACTCGTTGCAGGCGTCCATGATAGTCTGCGCGAACTTGTACTTGGCCGATACGCCACCGAGCGCCGGGGCGTCATCCTGCATGTCGTCAACCGCGTTTTCGTTCGCGGTTGCCAGCGGGTCATCCGTTGGGGTGGGCTGCTGCTGGTACTGGTTATCCATTGCCTTTAGCCCAGCGGTGGAGACGGTGGTTCGTTTGGCGGGTGCCGGCGCGAGTGCCTTGTAGATCACCTCGCAGAGCGGCTCCCATGCGCCGCCGACCTTCACGCGCCTGTCGATCAGTATCCGCTGTAATGGGGGAACCTGCTGGCCCATGCCCTTGAGCACATTCAGCGCACCCGGATTCACGCCCCTGGCGCAGAGCGTCCAGCGCACGACGTCGGCGCGCTCGAACCGGTAGGCGTCGCGTGCTTCGAGCGGGCTTTTGCCGAGCGACTTGTAGAAGCCGTGGACGGGCTTGAATTCGAGGCTGACGGCGGGAAGCGCGTCCTGTTCGACCAGCGCGAAGACCTGTGAACTGATGCGGTCGGAGGGATTGAAGTAGCTCGTGCCGACAGGGAGGTTGTGATATTCGGGGGGCTGTCCGTCATCGGCGATGTTGAGGCTCTTCCACTCGACGGCGTAGGGCGCCCCGGGCTTGTCGAGGCTTTCCCGTGCCCACGCGACGGGACGGCCGCGGACATCGGGCGTACGGCCGTGCTCCAGATCAATCGACGGGTCGCGCTGGTGCTCGGCGAAGTTGAGCCCAGAAGGGTTCACGAAATCGCCGGCGAGGTCAGTGCAGGGGAAGGTGAGAATGGCCTTCCGCCACATGCCCGCGATACTCGTCTCCGCCTTGCGGATGAGTTGCGGGCGGGCGTAGGTGGCGCGGAAGCGTTGCATGCCCCGAGTATGGGGCGGGATGGGGGAACCTGCATTCTTGGGGTCGAAAGTCAGAAGGTCCAAAGTCGTAAAGTCAAGGACGGTCGCGGAAGTGGTCGGTCGAAAGATTGAGCGCGGTTGCCAGCGCCTGAACGGCATCCCAAGTCGGACGCCTGCCATTCTCGTAGTTGTGAATGACCTGCTTCGACAAGCCGGATTTCTCCGCGAGAGCTTGTAGGGTCAGGCCGGCATCCTTGCGGAGCCGGGCAAGGATGCCGGCAAAGGATTTAGGTTTGGACATTAGGCGTCGTGCCTCTTATCGACTTCCGCGGCCCGGGCGGCCGCGGCCGCATCGCGACTTGCGCGCTCTGCGGTTCGCTCCTGCCATCCCGCTCGCGGCCCGTCATCATAGCCGTCGGATTTCCGCTTAATATTCAGCCCGATTCGCTCGGCGCCGCGACGGATCGCGGCATCCAAGACTGGGCTTGTGCTGGCATCATGGGCGTCTTCGAGTCTGGAAATGCTGGCCCGTGGGAAGTGCTCGAATCCTGCCTGATCAGGGGTTTCCACAGCGACCGCAAGCGCCCTGTGGAATGCCTCATTGAGGGCGATGTTGGCGGGGTGGTTGGCCTGGCTTCGCTCATTCGGCGGCAGTGACTTCACCGCCTCGTGGGCTTGTTTGAATTCCGCCCACACGTCGGTGCCGGGCGACCACTCGCGAACCTTTCGCTGATGCTCGACAGCGGCAGCCGCAGCCGCGATTGTCGCTCGTGAAGGCGTCCCGCGCTTTTCTTTCCATTTTTCGATAGCCTTCGCCTCGGCTATCTTGGCATCTTTTTCCCCAGGGAAGGAATATGCCTCCCCATCCACAGTCACTTCAAAACCGCCCTGAGGGTAATATTTTGGCAGTTTTTTCGACTTTACTTTCTTCGGTTCCACTTTCATGCTCCCGTTTTGTGCCCCGCCACCTGCGGGCGGTATGGGAGTATTATTGTCCACAACCGTTGACGTGTCAATACCCGTTGACGGATTATTTTGGGAAGTGGGCGTGGAGCCCCGATTCGGCGTCTTCCCCACGTACACCCTTCCCCCGTTATCCAGCTGGTATTCCGGCGCTCCGGCCGCTTCGCCGTGCTCGTTGGCGATGTCCTTGCCTTGCGAACTGGGCAGCCCACGGTTGACCTTCGCCGCGTGCCCCGCGCTACGCTGTACCGCTTCCGCCAGCGTGTTCGCGGTGTGAATGAGCTTCGGTTCGACGCCGGGTGATTCGACGTGGTAGACGCCGTAGCGGTGGCCGTTGGCTTGCGCGAGTGCTTCATGGGCCGCGTCGTGACGCTGCTTGAGGTCGTTGACTTCAGCATCGAGTTTGGCGATCTTCGCGTCCAGCCGCTTCTTGCCTTTGGCATCGGCCGCGTTGTAAGCCGCGTACACCAGCGAGTTCTTGGACTGCCAGTCCTTGAGTTCGGCCGCGAGCGACTTGGCGTCATCGGCTTTCGGGGGCGGGGTTTCGCTCTCCTTCGCGGGGGCCGCTGCCGTGTCGCCGCCCTGAATCTGATCGAGGGGAACGCTCGATTGGCCGCCCGGATACGCGATGACGCCGTGCTTCACGCCGTTGACATCGTGGACGCCCCGAAAGCTGCCCACCGTGTCGCCAACGCGCACCGTGTCGCCAACGCTGTATTTGCCCCTCTCCGGTGCCATGCGCCATGTGCCATCTCGCTCCGCGTCCTTCAGTTTATCGTTTGCAATGGAGCGGTAGTCGTCCTCTTCGTTGTCGGGGTACTCGCGCCGCAACCAGTCTATTTCGCGCGCGATAAAGTCTTCTCGCGTGGCCGGGTCCGGTTGCCCGCTCGCGCGGCTCTCATCCAGGGCCGTTGCGTGACTTACTTGGGGGGCTTCGGGCGCGGGTGCCTTTTGGGGCCGTTCTTCAGTGCCCATGCGTCCATTCGCTCCAGCATCTTCTCGCGCTGTGCCCGACACGTTCCCGGGGTCTTGCGCTTCTTGCCTTTGCTTTTCTTGCTCATGATTTTCTCCCGCGACTACCAGTTTCATCGCCGCTTCCTTTTCTTCGTCACTGAAGCCCTGCTCTTCCATCCGCGATTCGAGCGCCTTCTGGCGCGCCCACGCCACCAGCTTCGCGCGCCGTTCATCCAGTCTGCGCGCCCCGCCGAACTTCGCTCCTGCCCCGTGGAGAAACGTGTGAACGTCGCTGAGTTCGTCGTGGGTCATCGTGGAGAGATGCGGAATCAATGCCCGCATGTCGTCGGCGTCGAGCGCTTCGCCCTGCTGATACTGCTTGAACAGCCGCCCGCGAATGGCAATCGCCTCATCGCGGTTGGCCTTCACGCGGTCGCGTTTCTTCCTGGTCGTTTCCTTCGCCTCTCCCCTCTTGGTCAGCCCCAGGTCCGCCTTGCCGGAGAGCGCGTCTTCGAGTTTGCCCGCGTCTTCGGGTTTGACCTTCGCGCGGAGTTCCTTCGCTTTGGCGGGGTCGGTCTTCGCTTCCTGAATCGCGTCCTTGCCGATGTAGCGGCCGTCCTTGCCGCGCGGGTGTTTGCTCTCGTCGTATGCCTTGAAGTATCGCCCCAGTTTGTAGCCCTTCTCCGCGCCGACGACCTTGTCGCGCAGTTGCTTAACCACCTCCCACACGGCCTCGGTCTGCTTGGTGTACACCTCTTTTGCGTTGGCGTAGGCTTGCTCGAATTCCTGGCGGGCCGAGGTCTCTGGGTCGGTCAACACCTCGGGTTCGCCGTTCGCGGCTCTATACGCTACATAACTCGCGGCGTTTGCTAGCTTCAAATACGCTTCGCCCGTGGCCCTTTCCGCCGCGTCGAAGGCGTCCGTTAATACCCGCTTCTCTTCGGCACCAAACTGCTCCGGCGCGTCCGCTTCGAATTGAGCGAGGGCCTTTTTCTTCGCCTCGTGCCAGTGGATCTTTGCTACCCGCCGGGCTTTCTTGCCCGCGGTCGCGGCTTCCGCTTCCGCCCGATCGGTGTCCTTATGCTCCGCGGCGCGCTTCATGGCCGCGATCATGTCGCCGCGGACGATGCCGATGTGCTCGTGTCCCTCGTGGTCGTGGAACTGCGGCGCGTCTGCGGTAAAGTTCTCCTTGGCGCTCCGGGCAACGCCTCCGAGCGGTTGCTTGCCTTCCCTCAGGAGCGATTCGAGCTTGGTACGCTCTTCGGGCGCGTTGACCTTCGCTCGCAGTTCGGCGGCTTTCTTGGGGTCGCGCGTGGCATCGCGGATATCTTTTGAACTGGTGAACGCCCCGTGGTCGTCACGCGGGTGCTCGCCTTCCTTCCACGCCTTCTCCACCGTGCCATCCGCAATCGCGTCCAGGTCGTCCGCGTCCAGCTCATGCAGCGCCCGCAGTCCCTCCTCCGGGTCGGTGCCGTCGAGGGCACAGGTTGCGGCATACTCCAGCCCGGCGAAGAGTAGTTCGAGTTCAGGCGGGGCGGCGACTTTATGACCTTCGACGTTATGACCTTTGACTGAGGAGAGTGATTCGCCGAACTCTTCGTAGAGGTCGTGCAACTCGTGCAGGGCGATGGCGTCAATCTTCTCGGCAGTGAGTTCGGCGTGCGGCATGCGTGGTTCCCCTTGCCCCAAGTGTGCGGGGCGGAAGGGGAACTTGCCTTCTCCACACAGACTTAGCCGCAGTTTAGCCGCACGATCAAAACCCGATCAGAACACGATCCGGAATCCATTGGAATTATTCTTAACCCTGCATTCCGTCTTATCGTGCCTTTCTAATCATGCTTTCATCGTGCGGCTAAGTCTTACGATCCTCTCCCGATCCTCTCCCAGATCATGGCACGCAGGGCGCGACTGAGGGCGACTCTGGCGAGTTCGGCGGTGGGAAATAGTTTTGTGTCCCAATCGGTTCCGCTGATATAAATTTTCGGTTCGGTTTTGAGTTTATCAAATACCTCTCGCGGCAGATTGTTCGCCAGTTCTATTGTCGCGAACGGGTTGTGAACCCAATAGCAGTAGTTCTTTCGGTCGGAATGCGTCATCTCTGATGGCACCCGGTCCGCAGGCATCACCCCCGTGAGCGTGGGGCTGAAGTGGTCGTGCAGGTAGCGGGCGTAGTCGGTGGGTTCGTACTCAGGATTCAGGGATGGGTCGGGCGTGGTGTAAAACGTCGGCTCGCCGGTATATACCTGATTCATGTCTGGCACCTCCACAATCTTCCGTTGCAACACGCTCCCAATCGTGGGCACGCTGACGCAAGACACGTAGCCCGCTCGCCAGGTGCAGGGGGCTTTTCCTGTGCTGGAGCAGGCTTCGCAATCGGTGCGATGGTAATCCGACTCATGACCATAGCGATTGCGTCTACCTGTACCGAAGCAGACGGCACACTCCGGCGTCCAGGTGGGGTTGGCCGCGATGATGGCGGACTCGCGTGAGGCGAGTCGTGAACGTGTGCCGGGGTTGCCCTTCGGGAGTCTCGCCAGCTCCACCTGGACGCGAATCAACTCAGCACGTGCGTTGTAACCGCTGTAGTCCAGCAAGTCCGCCAGCACAAGCCACCCATGATCGTCATTGGGGTTGGCGGCACACGCGGCGAGAAGAGCGGCTTCATCTGTGGAGGTGGTCATTGTTTACTCACCCTAACCTTGATGCCGTGGTCCTGTCCAGCCAGCATGATTTCGCCGCTGGGCAGCTTTAGCACATACATCCCATTTCTGTGCTCCACCACTTCGCCAACATACCAAGTGGTCATGTATGTTCCGAAGTTAGGGTGCCAGTATTCCCTCGCTACTTCAAGGACTGTCCCAACGGGGTGTAAATCGGTGGTCACTGCTCAACTCCCCTTCTGGTCTTGCAACACACGGTGGTCAGTATCTCACCACAGCAGCCGCACTCATACCATCGACGGGTAAATGTCACGATCGACCCGTCTATCTCACGCCCCACGACAGGCGAGGTAATCAACTTAGCCCTGTGACCCAGGAGCCAACGGAGGAAGCGTTTCACGGCGAATCCTCTTGCCTTTGTCGGTACGCTCTACGTGCCGACTTCTTGGAAAGCCAGTCCCAACGCACTGGCTCTGGTTGCCACTGGATGATGGGCACGTTCGTGTCGAAGATCTCGACGAAGCATTCGTCGCCCCGGAACATGATGATTGTATACCTGTCTCCTGATGGGCTGAGCCACGTCATTCCCTCGTACAACTTGGTATCTGGCGGGAACAGGTGACGTGGAATCGGGGCTGCTGTCAGGGGAGACGCGGCGAGTAGCAGGGCGAGCAGGATAGCAAGCCTCACGACTTCGCCTCCGTGAGTTTGGCATACTCCGCAAGGGCTGCGATTGACAACTCGTAGGCTTCATTGAGCAACCGCAGATTAACATCCTTGCCCCATGTATTGAAGACGGGGTTGGAGAGGCATTGCCCGAACAGAGAAGCGTGTGCCCGCTCAGTCGCTACGCATCCACCGGCCAGTTCGCCCGCGACCCGACGGAGTTCGGCGAGTTCCTCTTGCAGCCGCAACATCTCCATGCCGCGATACAACATCTCTTGAGCCAGCGACTTGAGGTCGGAAATATCCGGATGCTCGGCAAGGGCTAACGCCTCGTCCCGTTCAGCCTGGAGGCTGTCGCGCTCGGCACGTAGTCTTTCCAATTCGGTCATCGCAATTACTCCTTGTTCAGTTGGGGCTTTGATTTTCGGCGATTCGCCTTCCATGCCCGCATGTAGGCCGCGTACCACGTGTGGCATGGCGCGCAGCGGATGTGCGTTCCTTCCCGTTTCTTCGAGCAGCCGAACGTAGCACACAGTCCCTGCTGGGCCTTTGCCAGCCGAATCCGCCCCTCGTGTCGCGCTCGCTTGTTGAGGCATTCGCGACACAGGGTCTTGCCGTGTTCCGCACGCGCGGGGCAATCGCGGCACAAGCCCTTGGCTTGCCGGGCGTTCTTGTGGACGGCTTGCGGTGAAATATTTGGCATGGGTCAGACCGCGCCCATTTTACCCGCGATGTAGCGGTGGAACTCGGGGTGTTGCATCTCGTGGCGGATCGCGTCGAGAAATCGGGGCGACAACTCGGTGGCCTCAGTCACCGCGATCCGGCAGCAGGTGATGATCTCCGACGGCGTGAGGCGAGCGCGCATCATCAGGGTCCACGCGGTCTCGGGATCATCGGGCGGCAATTCGCAGAGGAAGGTCTCCACGAAGGCCACCGCGTGACGTACGTTGGGGTAGGCATCGAGCATGGGTTACTCCTTGCTGGCTTCAATCGCCTTCAGTGCGGCCTTGCAGATGGCAAGCGGTGCGGTGTCCGCTCGCGCCATGAACATCTGCGGCTCTTCCTCTTCGACGTACACCGTAATGGCGCAGGTCGCGTGTCCGTCGTCATCGCCGCGGTAGGGGCCAACCTCTTTCACGGTCACACAACCGCCGGCGCAGAGTTTCAGCACGACCTTCCATGCTGCCGCGATGTCCGTGGAGTAGTGCGGCACGGGAAAGCATCGCCGGTTACAGCCTGGCGGAGTAGGCTCGCGCGATACCGCCCACCAGTTCTCGCGCGCCCAAAGATCCCTGGCGTCTTCCCTCGCCAGGTCATATTCGCTGTGCCGGCCAAATTCCGCACACAGTCCCATCACCTTCTCGTGAATCTCCACGTCCAATGCTCGTAGTTCCTCGTCAGACATCGTCATCCTCCGTTTGGGTTGAAAACGCCCGCTCCTCAACTCGCAAAATGTAGCCCTGCCACTGAGCGGTATCGCGGTGGGCCTCTCTTACTCGGTTAAGTACTCGCTCGGCACCCTTCGCTGTCTTCCAGTGGCTTCCGTTACCTGGCTGCACCAGCCTTGCCCTGTGACAAAGAGAGGCGCCGCCTGTTGTGTAACTCTCACTGCCGATATGCACTTCAGCCTTGCCAGAAATCGGGTGCATGCATTCGATTATGTATACCTTCATCACCCCATCCTCCGAGAGGGGCCAGCCGAAGCCAGCCCGGTTTAAGGGGCATTCGCTCACGCAACTCGGGTCACCACCATCATCAGCCTATCCAGTTCCGCCTGTAACTCGCCAACCATCTTCCGGGCCTCGGCGATGCCGTCAGGGTCACGGTCGATGGTCAGCCAATACTGGGCTTGCCGCAGTTGGCTGAGGAGCTTCGCGATCTGGTCGCTGAGATCGCGCTGGGTCGGGGTCATCATGGGCGTAGATCCTGTGTGTGGGTTGGGCCACGGCGGTTACAATTTTCCACGATTCCACAGCCTGAATGCCGCATCCTTGCATTCCTGGCTCGGCTCGGTTTCGGCAAGGAGAGCGTCGCCGGGAGACTGCCCCCGACGATCCAAGTAATAACTCGCCCTGTACGCGGCTCTCCCCACGACATGCAAGGACCAGCATAGCGCACTGCGATTTTTCTTTTCCTCTGGCACATGGGGTACGCTCGGAGTGTCATCGTCTCTTCTGTCTGGCCTGCGCGAAGGCGAGGTTGCCAGTGAATCGTAATGGCTCAGTCTTGATGACTGATCGCTTGCCATATCAGCGATGGCAAGGAAAGTATCGCACCCAGCAAAAGTATCGGTCACGGTATCGATGCTGGAAGTAGGCCAGAGGTCTTTCCCCCGGAAATCCTCTTTGATTTTTTCGATAAGCCCCTGTATCACACGCATCACACGGATGCGTTCGGCCTTAATCATGAGCAGTGCGGCCTGCTCATCAAATACTGGCTTGTTGCGCCGTCCCATGATAGCTCCTGGTTGGATTCCCGCTCACATTGAGCGGGAACGGGTCTAGTAATCCGTCACCGCGTTGCGGGCATCGCCGCATTCGGCCAGCTCCGCGTAATACTGCTCGTCATCCAGTCGGCCGACCAGCCACTCCGCCTTCAGCCGGTGCTCCACGGCTTCGATTCGCCGCGCCCAATAGGCATCGCCCCGGCTGGTCATGCGGTTGGCTTCCGCGTTCAGGTCGCGGGAGAGGGTCAAGAGTTCGCGAAGCTTGGTAAAGCGTGTCATGGGTTGGGCGTCCTTTACTGGGTGCAACTCTCAATTACTCGCTGTGCATCTTTGAGACTCAGTGCGTAGTAACGATACCCTTCGCACTCGACGCACCACGCAGCGCCTTGCCCGAACTTCGCTCCCGTGGCACGGACACGGAACCGCCCACACGCTGACGTGTAGACCGTGCGACCGGTTTCGTTCTTCGCGACCGTGTAGCCGTCGCCCATGTAGTTCCGCATCGCCGTCTCCCGGTGTCACTCACTCGTCACAATGGAATGATACTCTACCCCGATTGGATGTCAATACGGAATTCCGATTTCTTTTTCCGTCGAGAATGGTATCATGGAATGGAACTACATGGAGTCGTTTATGGCGAAGAGTGAGCATGGGAAAAGAGCAAGCAAGATCGCGGCCTACTTTGGGCCGCGACTAAAGGAACTGCGAGCAAGTCGGGGGCTATCACAGGCTGCGCTGGCGAAACTGGTCGGAGTATCGCAGAGCCGGATTGCGGAATTCGAGTCGCCAACGACGAAATACAGGCCCACGTGGGAGACTGTGTTGCAGTTCTCCTTTGCGCTGGGCATTGACCCTGGATTTTTCGTGATGCCGCCAAGTGGGCAGAAATAATTTCCGAATGCCTGTTGACTTTCAATCGGGATGCCGTATCATTACCTGTGTAGAGACAACCAACACGAACCGGGAGACGACGATGGCAACGCAAGCCAAGATTGTGACAGTATGGCTGGACGAGACGAGCGATGAGCACGGCTGGATTGTTGATACGGATACTGAAGAGGGCGGGCAGTCGCGGACTATCGAAGCTTTCCCGCCAACCGCAGCGGGCCGAAAGAAAGCAATCGCGGCCGGGAAGCGAGAAGCAAAGAAGCGGGGCGTTGAGTTGCAAATCCGCGACTAACCACACGCGGCAACCGGTCAACCCGACCGGGCCGCACACAAGGGGGATGTGAGATGGCTACCGGATATGTGACAATGACCGCCGTGCTGTATTCCACGGGCAAGAGTCTCGGCAAAGTGCAGGTGCGGCCCTTCGCTGCCGACTGCTACGCACGGCAGACAATTGGGCAGTGGCCCGAAGGGTTGGTCGAGGCCAGCGATGTGATGGACGCCGACGAGATCGAGCGGATCGGCATCAGCAGTACAACGACGGTGTATGTGGAGGATTGACCTGACACGGCGGCGACGATGGCAACGGTAACCGGTCAACCCGACCGGGCCGCACAACAAGGGGATGTGAGATGGCCAGCGAAAACCTGACGGATGCCGAACTGATCTGCGGCAAGCAAATCCAGCATGATGCCAGCGGACAAGGGCATGCATGGCGCGACATCGACGCTACGGACATTCCGGCCGACATCCGAGAAGGGATTGCGGCAGAGATTCTCGACGGTGGGCAGGAGACGTGCGCCGACTACACGGCTACCAACGGGCTGCACTACCGCTGGTAGCCCACCCCAGGCATAGGACGGCATCAGGGAGCCGGATATGCCTCTGACCAGACACAGCGGCACACGCGAGCAATTCCGCTCGCGAGCCGCACAACAAGGGGATGACGATGGCGTGTATAATCCGCATCTTTCGCGATGGTGTGTGGGTCGGGGACGGCACGGTGAGTGACGATGGCACCATCGAGTGCGAGGCGGTGCTCGGTGCCACGCAGGACGACAGCGACGAGACGTATGAGGCCATCATGGACGCCCTGGACCACGACCCGCAGGACGCGGACCGGTACACCGGGGAAGGCTCCGTGACGCGGCCCGATGGGGTGTACGACTTCGTCGTTTCCCCTGAGTGATTCTCGGTGAACCCTACACCGCTGCCTCGCATCGAGGCAGCGAACCTAACTGAGGAGAGTAATATGAACTCGGAATTATGGTCGGAATTATGGGTTGATCTGAAAATATCAACCAGAGGATACTCTGTCATATTGACAGACATCGTAGTCGGGGACGCGGGGGTCTTCCCCGTCCAGACCGTCCAAGCGAAACGCCTACCAGGCGGACACCTGGGACCGTGGAGAAAAGTGCCAGTGGATTTCGGTTTTGGCGGGCATCGTCCGCTGCTGGGGGCGTGCAAAATCACGCCCGCGCCAGCCGATGACCGAGACGGGCTTGCGGAGGGAGACCATGCGTATCGTCTCCACATTGACGTGGAGACACCCAGGGATGGGATCGTGGCCAGAGTTATCCGGATCGTGACCCCCTGCCAATTGGGTCACGACCCAGCAGAAGGCTGACACCCACACACCCACTGCCCCCGATGTGAGGCAGCGGCTCAAACTGAGGAGAGCGAGATGTCGCGATTCATCCCCGATTGCCCAGCGCGCGGACCGGGAATCTATTTCCGCATGGCTGGCTCCGACGCACGCGGTAGCCTGCTGAGCGACCCGGTAGCGATGGCCGCATCAGCGGCCCGCGCCCGTGTCCACGCGGGCCTGGGCGATATGCCCGGAGGGGAGCAGATCGAATACCCTCCGTGCCCGGTCTGCACGGACGTGGACGTCTGCCAGGGCGGGGACGATCCTGACCATGTGTGCGACCAGTATTGCTGGGCACCGCGATGGCCGGAGACCCCGCACCCCGGTCGGTACGGGTCAAGGACGAGTACGCTTTCTCCCGAGGGTCTGGCCGCGTGGGTGGCCAGTCTGGGCGAAGTGAGTGCGGAGGACCGCGCCGACCTGACGCGGTACGTGGAATGGGTGGGCGTCTGTGCCGCGATTCGCGAGGCCCAGTTCGCGTACCAGGCGGCGGTGCGGGCCGCCTACGAAACGGTCATCAAAACCGTGACCGATGCCTATGTGGCATCGGTCCGGCCGGAGAACTGAGTACACCCGCTGCCGTGGCCGGATGCATTGCAGTGCGTCTGGAGCAATAATCATCCTCGGTGATTCCACGGCAGCGGGCTTTTCTACCTAACTCTGACTGAGGAGATTGAGATGGATAAGGTTTACGTGGTCTGCGACGCCAGCGGCGAATATGTGCGGGATGAGGCGGGCGAGAAGCGAACGCCCGCCAGCGACGAGGCATACGAATTCGCCTCTGAGCATGAGGCCAAGTTGGCCTGCACGCGGGCAACGGACAAGGTGCTGTCCCGCGACGTGGATTAGACCGGCGACACCTGATACACGGTTCGCCCAGAGTCGTCGCGGCTCTTGCCGGTGACGGTGAACACCATGCCACGCCGGCTATTCACCGGTGGCGTCTTCATTTACCAGACTTGCGCTCCGACTCTAGCTTTGCCCACGCCGCGTCGAGCGCGGCATCCTGCTCGTCGGTGAGAGTGATTTCTACTTGCTTTTCTTTTTCATCTCCGCTTGGTACGCCTTCACGACCGCCAGTGACCGGCTCCCTGGCGTCAGGTCGAACTTCGCGTGCAACATCTCGGTTCCGTTTACCTTCCACCAGTCACCCCCTGAAATTGATGTTCGTTCTTTTGACTGCTTGCCGAGCTTTTTATCCAGTGCATCGAGTTTCGCCTTCGTCGCCGCGAACTCTTCTGGCGACAACTCCACGGGTCCGTGTGCCATGATATCTAGCACACTCTTGGCGCCAGGGAACCGCTCTTTCAGTTCCGCTTGCGTGCTCGCTTTGAATTTAGTTATGGGCTGATCGTAGCCAAATCGTGGCCACGTGTAGTAGCCGTTCATGTGCGGGTTCATGGGTGGACCGGCCGCGTGGCACTCCAGCCATGATACTCCGGCATCGGCGCACGCCGCTACCTGAGCCGTGAAGATTTCCGCACCAAGCCCCTCCTTCTGGTGATTCTCCTTGACGATTAGCAAATCAATGTGAACGAATACCTCTCCATCATCCGTGCGCCCAACAGTGGCTACCATGTCTTCCAACTTGGGGTGCCGCACGGTCACCTCGACCTTGTCATCGTCTAACGACATCTCGACGCCAGTCGCTCCAGGGACGCCAAGTAGATCGCTTGCATCGGGAGCGTCTTCGCCGAATATTTCCTTCCACGTGCCAACTGCATCGTCATCATCCTCTTCAGTCTCGTCATCATCATCCTCCGTGGCGTCCTCATCCTCTTCTTCGGCTTGCTCTGGTTCATTTTGATTGCTATCCTCGGCGAATTCCTCGCCCTCTTCCCTCGCCTTATCTTCATCGGCCACCCATTCGCCAGTGTCCGACTGGTAACCATCGCCATCTTGATAACTCACCCACCGGTAGACGGGAATGGGGTCGGCGTCAGGATCATCCGGGAAGGGGTCGTACTCACCCGATTCCAGGGCAATAGTCTGTGGGAAGTGACCGCCCTCATCATCGTAGAAATCCCACGATGTCACGTTGTTCTCGTGCCATCCACGGTCGCGACGAACGCTGCCCTGGTCAATCGTGCCATCCCATTCGGGCCGCACGTCGCCCTTGTCGCCCCCTTCGACTTTGGCCTTCTCTTTCTCCGTCGCATTCGCCATCACCTCGCCGGGAATGAACTCGCCACCCGCGAACTTCTTGCCGCCAACCGAGACGCCACCTTTGGGTGCATGGGCCGCAGCCTTCTGGACACTCTCCCCCTCAACCGCCCGCCGTATCCGCAACACCGCTTCCGCAATCGCCACGGGCAACAGACTGCTCCCCGGGATCGGCGTGGGCGCGAGCAGCACCATCGCCCCCAGGATCGCCTTCGCGCCTGTCTCGCCGTAGCGAGCCGCAAGCTTGGCGTAACGCGCCTGAACCCACGTCCGCACCTTCGCGGCTACGTGGGCGGGGACTTCGGCGATACGGGCGGCGAGGGAAGCGGCCTTGGCGTCGGGGTCATCGACCGGCGCAGCGTCCCGAGCGCCAGCCCCAGAATCGCCCCCGTGATGATCGCTGTTGCTAGCATCCAATACATCATTTCCAGAAACGGCATCAGGTCCATCTTTCGCCCCTCCCGTTGTGCCGAACTTGCCGTGGTCGCGTGGTTGGTCTGGATCGAACGCCTTGCCGACGCGCCCACCGTGCCGGGTGTGATCGTCGGGCAGATAATACGCCTCGTGCGCGGGACCGTTGGCCCCTCCGCGGCTGTGGTAGGTCGCGGTGTCCTCGGCCTGCCAGCCCGTTTCCAGCTCCGCATGTCGGGCATCAATCAGAGACTGCGTCCCAGCGCCCCACTGGGCGCTGGTCGCGGCATCCTCTTCGTCGCGCTGGGATTGCCGCGCGGCGTCTTCGACTTCCTCGCGTGCCCATCTCGCTTCCTTCGCATCCCGATCCTCCTGGGCGTGTCTCTGCATAATCGCGACATCCTCGGTGGATTGGCGCTCCGCTTCCGCGTCCTCCCACGCGGAGATTCGAACCGACAACTCCGTCTCCTGCCAGCCATCGAGTGCCGCAATCTGCTCGTCGAATGCCTTGTCGGCCGCGTCATACTCGTCACTTTCATCATCGAGCGCCGCCAGCGTCCGCGTGCGCTCAGCCTCAATCGCCTCCTCACGCGCGTCCCGCTCGGCGGTCAACTCTTCCTCGATTCGCTCGTGGGCCTTCGCTTCGGCACGCTCGCGCTGCTTTTCGAGTTTACGCAGCTCCTTCTCCTGCTGCCTCGACCTGGCATCGTCCTCTTTATCGCCCTGGCGCTCGCGGGATCGCTCAATGCGCTCGTCTTCGCGTTCCCGCCGCTCCACGGTCTTGTCAAACGCCTCGCTCTCCAAGGGGTCATTCTCGTCGCGCTCGTCGCGAATTCGACTGGCCTCTTCGTCGCGGACACCCTGTCGCTCATCCTCGGTGCGACTGTCTTCCGCCGCCCATCGTTCATGCGCCTCCGAATGGTCGGGCTCAGTATCCTCATGGTCGGCCGCGTCATCCGTCCATCGGCCATGTTCATCACGCTTCTCGTTCTCGTCGAACGCCTTCTGGATGAACGCCAACACGCCGGCCGTCGAGCCGTTCATCGACGCCATTGCCTTCAGGATCTGCTGGCGCCCCTCGTCGCGGCCGACTTCGACGCCGCGCCAGTACGACGCATCGCGCACCTCTTCCAGCCCCGCCAGGTACGCGGACGGGGTGATGGTGAAGGGCGTGTCGTCGTCGGTGTCAAGCACGCTTACGCCTCGTTGCGGTTCGCATCGAAGACAAAGACAGTAAAGCAGCCACAGATCGCGCGGATGGTACGGATTAAAGACAGAAGACAAGAGGCAATTTGAATTTCATTCTGCCTTCTTCTGATCCTGTCTTATCCGCGCAATCTGTGGCGGTATTCTCTTCCACCCAATCACTCCAGTGATGCCAACACCATGTCTACCAGTTCGCGCCCACGGTCCATGGGCATCGCCTTCGCGAGCGGCGGCCGACTCCCCTTGCCCGCGGGGTTGGCCGGTCTCGGCACAGCGCCCGATGTTGGGCCTTGCCGCCGCTTGATGCCGACGTTGAGCCTGCCACCGCCGACTTTCGTGAGGTCCAGCGTCTGGTTGGCGCTGCCCTCGGGACTCGCCAGTGCCTGCTTGCAGAGCATGACGATGGTATTTGCCAGGAGATGCCGGGCCAGTTCCGGTGAGATCTTGAGGTGCGCCGCGACGCGGTCTGCGTGCTTGGCGGCTTGCGCCACGGCCCACACGTGCGCCTTCGCGAGTATCGCCTTGCCCTCGGGGGATTTGGCGAAGGCGGCGGCTTTGGCGACGGCGGCCTTCTTACGCTCGTCGGGAATGGCTCTCGCCGCGATATCCTTGGCCTGCTCCGCACTCATGGGACTGCCGCGCCGCTCATCCTCGGGGATCGGACCAGCGGAGCGTGGAACGGGCGGCTTACCTGTTGGCCTGCCGGGCGCGGGCTTGGCTCCGCTGCCGGGCGCGGGCGTCCACGGCGGCTCCGCGGCTACACCACCGTCGGGCCGCGCCGGCGCGTTTGCGGGTTGCGCCCCGCCTGTTGCTTGCGCCGTCACGCCAGCGAAGTGCTTGTTGAGCGCATCCAGCCATGCCTTGCCCGTTGCGTGCCCGGCCGACATCATTTCGTATGCGGTCTTGATGGCCGCCGTGAATCTCTGGGCCGCTTCGGGATGCTTGGCGAATCCCGCTTGCTTGACTCGCTCCCACGCTTGGCCGATGTTGGTCTTGCGCTCAGTTGATGGGACTTCGCCCGTCTTGGCAATCGAGTCCGCGATGCCTTGGTAGAGGCCAGCGGAAAAGTCTCCAGGCGTGAGGCGGTCAAACGCCGCCTTGATATCCGCACCCTTCTGGTCTTGCACGGACAGCGGCTTGCCTTGCTGTGGGGCTGGTTGTGCCGCGGGTTGTCGCGGCTGTGTGTACGGCACGATTTGGCCGTTTTTCTTCGTGTACCTCTTGCCGTCATTGCCGGTCCAGATCGACCCCTCGGCGCGCTTGGGTCGGGCCTGGCCGCTGCCGGGCTTGCTGACCTTGACAGCACCACCTTTCCAGCCGCCCACGGACTTCTGCACGCCTTCGGGCTGCTGCTCCTCACCGGGAACCCCCAGTGCTTCCAGTGCCGCCGCTGTCACCGCGTCTTGGGTCGCCTCGGGTGAGTCGTCGATGGGTTGCCCTTCATCACCGGTCGGCTGTTCTTCGCCGGGCGCCCCTGCCCCAAGGGAGGGGGGTTGCCCATCCACACCGGGCATGCCGGGCTGAGGGGGCGGGGCAATCGCTTGCTGCAGTTTGGCGATGTGGATGGGTAGCGGCATATCGCCATCGGGCTTGGGTTTGAACCCGTTGGCCTTCCGCCACTCATTCACGTCGATGGCACCGGACTGCAGCCCCGTGTCGTTTTTCTTGGCCTCCATCTCGATGTCCGCGGGCTTGCACGGCTCGACCTCGATCTTGAATTGCCCCGGCTTCTCGCACCACGGGTTCGCCAGCCCTTGTGTCAGGAATACACCCAGTTCGCGGCTGTACGGCGTGACGCCCAGATCCCACCACTGCTGGATCTCCGCGAAGTGCTGACTGTAGCTATTCGAGCCGGGAATCGCGATGCCCTTGGGCACACCGAAGAGCGCCAGCACGACGCCGCCCTGCTGATCGTAGCTCGTGCCGTAGTCCATCTCGCGGGATGACTGACTGATGGGTTTCAGTTCGATCTTGTCGTTGAGTCCGCCGCCGCCCAGAACCACGAACCGGTGGGCGTTCTTCGCGCCACCGTGCCGGGTTTCCAGGGCGTTCTGGAACTTCTCGCAGGTGGCCTGGTCGGCACCCGGAATGAGCGCGGCCATGTCCATTTGCATGCCGTGGTCGAACATGGCCCAACGGGACGTCATGATGGCTTCGAGCACATCGATTTCCTGCGCGCCCGACTGCAACCGGGACATGCCCATGTTGCGTCCCCAGGGGTGCATCGCGCGGAATCGCTTCACCTCTTCGCCGGGAAGGATCGCCTGGCTGGCCAGTCCTCCGGCCATGTAGAACCCGCTAGCGGCGTAGGGCGTGACGCGGTAGGAGCCTTTGGGCCATCGCGGGTCTTGCCCGGCTGCCGTGCCAGCCTGAACGAGGGCTGATGTGAGCGAGAAGAACCGGACGGGCCTACCCGCGTCGTTGAGCGGACACCACGCCGGCGCGTCTCCCGTGAGCATGTGCTGGAGGGTGAGGAACGTGCATTCCTGACCCATCGACCACAAGCCATCCTCGCCGCCCGGTTGCTCGACGATCTTGCAGAGGGGGTGCTCTTGGTCGGCGGGCTGGTACTCGTCATCGCGGGAGTAGTGACCCGTGCCGTAGGACTTGAGGACGTTTTGCTTGGTGCGCTCGAGGACGTTGAAGCGGGCACCGCCGATCACGCTCATGTACAGGCGGATAGCGATACCGACCATGCCCCGGAAGTGATTGGTCTGCTCGTATCGGTCGGCACCCCAGTAACCCGGCTGGTCGGCCCGCTCCAGCACGCGCTGGAAGAGGTACGCTTGTAGCTGCTCGCCGGGACCGGGAGTCGCGCGTGTGCCCGGCGCGAGCATGTCGAGCGTGGAGCCGACCGAACCGGAAAATGGGTAGGGGTTGGCCATGATGGCAGATTATGCATGGCCAGCGGGGAACCTGCGAGGACGCTTAGGTTATTCTGGTAATGGTCGTGCCGCGATTCTCAAACGTCACGGTGCCGATGTTTGGCAGGAAGCGGCCGCTTGCGTCGCGGGGATGGGCGCCGGGATCGAATTCAGGGAGCGGCAGTTCGAACTCAATGCCACCGTAAAGCCGTGACAGGTGCTCGCGCAAAATCTCTACAGCAGCGCTCCAACTCATGACTGCCCAATCCGAGGATTCGATGCCAGTAACATGAATGTTCGGCCACGTCGCCAACCTCACCCTCTCGATTGGCTGCGCGGTGTCGGGCATGGGGCGGGGGATGCGGCCCACTGCCCTGCACTCATCGCACTTTGCGCCCCAAGGATACCCGCCTTTACCTACTGCCCCGTACTTGAAGCCTTTACACTCCGGGCACTCGTCCGTCATCTCCGGATGCCACGCCAGCGCGTCAGCGTGTTCGAGGAAGTCTTCGGCGCTGCAGGTGATGCGAGAGATGAAGCCGCGCGAGTACCGGAATTCGTATGCGGCATTTCTGACCGTTGCGGAGTTTGAATCAAACATCGATGTCAAGCCCTGCATCGGCATACCTTCCATGAACAACTCCGCACAGATACTGGGGAACAACTCTCGCTCGCGGCGTCGGAGCTTATCCCAATAATCGCAGGGACCGTCGCACTCGGGTGGTGCGTTCGCCAACTCACACTGCACCCTCACGAATTCCGCACACTCCGGTTCGCCATTCAACTCTGCCCACAGCGCGTACACATATCGCGGTCCGTCATTGTCACGATGCCGAAGCACCAACTCCAGCGCGGCCCGGCGCGCGTCCGGCGTCTCCGCAAGGAAGCGGTCCAGCACAATGGCATGCAGCCCGCGTTCCGTGGGGTTGTCGAGCAGGGCGGCGATGTTGTCGGCAAGGGAGGTGATCATAGCGGAGGCACCTCAATGGGAATCGGCCACCACTCCCCTTCGGGATGGATGCCCAGGGGAATCAGTTGCGCGTCAAGGAATGTCGCCGCGAACAAAGCCGTGCCAGTACCACCGACCAACTTCATCACGGGCTTCTCGCCGGGGGACGCCCGGAAGGCGTAGTAGCCTGGCGTCTTCGGCGGCTCCTTACTCCGCGCCGGCGCGGGCACGGGCTTAGCGGGAGTGCCTTCGCGGATGGCCAGAGCGATGTCAGCCGCCGCGGACGCGCGGCCTTGCTCGTGGAGGTAGTCCGACGAAGCGTGTGCCGGAGCGACGTCGAAGGCGTCCGCGATTGCCGCGCATCGCTCCCGCTCGGCTGCGACCACCTCCCGGATGGCGATGGTGATAAGTTGGCGTGCGCCTGTGTTCGGGCGACACTCCAGCCAAAAGCACACAGCGGTCAGAGCCGCTTCCGCCCGCTTGTCCGCGTCGTCCATATGCTGCTCCTCCTCTGGTGTTACACGTCGAGGTTGTCCAGAATCGCCTTCATCACGCGAGGGAAGTCTTGCACGTAATCGGTGTTCGGGTCGTACTCCCAGGACAACACGCCGAGCATATCCTTGTACGCCGTGTGGATAGCCTCTCGCAGTTTTGCATTCTCGGCAAGTAGTTCTTCCTTGGTACGCTTGTCCGAATCGTCCTGTGTCATCCCTGTTTCTCCTTGTCTGCGATCCTTTCTAACTCACGCAATGCCCGGAACCCACGGCAGCCATCGCACTGACAGCCTTCGCGTGGCGGTCCAGGGTCGTTCCAACATTGGAACGCGACGCGCCGCTCCAGTCCTAAAATCGCTTGATACATGAGCTTTTCAACGTCGCTCATCCCTGCTTCTCCTCTGACAGTGATTCCAGGATTAACTCCAGGAACACCCTGACGCCCGGCGCGTAGATGCTATCGCTGATCTGCTGATCCGGCAACCCATGAGCGAGCGCGTAGTCCAGGCAGGCATCCTTGAGCCGGTGCAGCGTGAGACTGCGGTTCGTCCGCTTGCAGTATTCCTCCGCATCCTCACGGTCGTCGTGGAAGACCTGCAGCCCCGAAGAGTGGGCACGCGGCAGCCCAGGCGGTGTGGAGCTGACGATGAAGTTGGAACCCGATTCAGTTACTTGGAACATATCCCACCTCGTGTACGGAAAACATAAAGGCAGCCACAGATTGCGCGGATGGTACGGATGAAAGGCATAAGAATGAAATTCATTCTTTTCTGATCCTGTCTCTATCTGCGTAATCTGTGGCTGTATTCCTCTGCCTCCGTCATCCACTCCCCATGGCAATGTAAAACTCCGGCTTGCACCAGCATGCCAGCCCAACAGCGTCCGAAGAATCGGTCGAGCGTCCAATCCTCTCGCGGATGTCTTCCTTGCTCTCCACCTTAATCCCGCCTATCGTCATCGTATACGTCGGTGCGGTCAGGTCCGCCTTCAACTCCGGGTCAGGCGGCAGCGCCAGTCGCGTTTCGGGCGGACCGCGATCGGGGTTGAGCAACGTCGCGACCTTCCACATCATGGCCGCGCGGAGGTTCAAGAAGCCGAGTGTCGGGCACTTGGGGTCACGCCAGTTGGCCGCATTGGAGACGATAATGGGTATGATATCCGGCACGTTTAAAAGTTTCGCGGAATCGATCAAAGATGCCCCGATTCCGATACCGTCCACATTCACGGGGATGCCGACCACCCCACCG